GTTATCAACCCAAACATCATTTTCTAAAGATTGTAGAAACTTATTATCACTTTTTCTTTTAATATATTTTATCATTTTTTTAATTTTTATAAAGTTAGTCGTTGAAGACCTCAAAAGTTAATGTTCCATTAGAACAAAATTGATTTACTAAATTGGTCGACATTTCTAAAAGAACAGTACTATCTCCACCATCAGAGTATGTCCCTAAATAACTCATATCTGGTTCAGAGTTTAAGTAAATTATAAGTTCTGACATATCATTTACTGTACCATCCCCGTAAAGTGATTGAATGAAATTTCCATTACAAAACAAAGCAATACTAGTAAGAGTAATAGGAAAAGATGTTTCTACAGTTCCACTTATTACAATTGGTGTAGTATCAGTATCTTGTAGAATTTGAATCTGGACTGGAAAATAATATAAATTATCAGCAACTGTGTCAAATATTTCCGTATCAACAACCGCAACAAAAATTATGTCATCTTTCTCGTTTACAAAACTTACAGGACCTATAAAAGTCTCTAATAAGTTAGGCTCAAGTCCAAAAAACGATATTGAATTTCCACCACCTAAAACAAATGTTGTGTTTCTATTAAAAGTATTATACAATGGTCCTGTGATTGAATTAAATCCTAAATAAACTCCTGCTCCAATCTCACCAGTAACCCACTCAATATCATAACCTAAATTATTTTCTAATACTTTCACCACTAAATTACCACTAGATTCTAAAGTAGAACCGTTACTCCAATTTGTTGGTGTTTCTCCTGTTGCAATAAATTCACATCCCGTTGTGTCTATAACTCCACTCGTTACATTAGCGACATTACTAAAACTATCACCACTAACATAATCGGTTATTGTATAGGTTTCGCCTATAATTAAACCATCATTAAAATCATTTAAGGTTGTACCGGTCTGAGAACCTAACTGAGTTAGTAGTGCTTTATAGGTTGCTAAATTTCCTGTTGTAACTCCGGTAACACTTAAATTTCCGTTGATAGTTATATCACCATCTATTGTTTGACCTGATAAGTTATTTACTATGTATTTTGTTGTTGCCATTATTATTCATTTATATCTTTTATTGTTAATACATCACTTCCGTCGTAGTAAGATAACCTATCTGTTAATGCAGAATTTTTAAAAATATTACAAGTATACAACTCATAAACCGATGGTGTTTGACTAACACTAGAAACCGTAATAATAACATTATCAACACCATCAGTCCCACCAATTTGACTACCTAGTATTGTTATTGTATCACCAATAACATATAGTTTACCTGAATTATTTACACTAACATTAATAACACTTCCACTAACCACATCAATTTGAAATAATGCGTTAACACCTATGCCATTAGTTGTACCACCAACATTACCATATGACGAATCAGTTGCGGTGCTACCAGTTGAAGTATAAGTAATACCACTTATGTTTCCATAATTTGTGGTGAAATCAATATTATCTACATAGGTATTAACAATATTCCATTGGAATGAATCGCCTATTGTGTTATTGTAAAAGTTATCAGGAATAGTATTATTGTAGAAATATTCACCGACGGTATTATCTGTAAAATCATTCCCAATTCTATTTCCTTGATTACTACTACCACCAAAACCAAATCCATCTTGTACATCATTAGAATTGAAATTAGTTCCTATTGTGTTGTACGAAAATACACCATAACAAGTATTAAATGAAAAATTATCACCAATATTGTTATGTATTGTGATACCACTAAAAGAATTAGGTGAACACCCAAATCCTATATTATTATAACCAAACTCCTCAAATATATCATTACCCTTAAAATCTGTTTTAATTTGGTTACTCCAAAAATCCCCTTGAATGTCGTTACCCTTAAAATTATTCATAATTTGGTTGTTCTCAAAAAGAAGACCTAAATTATCAACTGCACCAATTGTGTTTAGGCTAAAATCATTTAATATTGAATTTTTTTTAAACACAATATATATGGTATTAGTGTTAAAATTATTTAAAATGTTGTTGTATTGAAAATTAACTTTAATTATATTATCTTCAAAAATGTTTCCAACTCTATTAGCCCTAAAATCATATGTTCCAATAGTTAAGACGGTTCCAATTGTATTATTTACAAAAACGTGTTCAATAGTATTTTCGTAGAACTCTGAATATATGGTGTTACCATTATATCCATTCCCAATTAAATTACGATAAAATAGTGAATAACTTTCATTTTGATTATATCCATTACCAATATCATTATTATAGAAGTCATTATAAATTTTATTATTATTAAACTGATTTCCTATTTCATTATTTTGAAAATCTGAATTAGTCCAAACATTATTATTAAAATCATTTCCAATATTGTTTCTATAAAAAGAAAACCCTAGTAAAATATTATTGTTAAAATCACTACCAATTCTGTTGTTATTAAAATTAGAGGTGATATAGTTGTTATTAAAATTTTCACCAATTATATTTCCATCAAAATCGTCATTCGTTGAGTTTTTATAAAAACTATCTCCTATTTGATTATTATCACAATCATGATTAAATGTGTTATTATAAGAACCGTCACCTATGGTGTTGTTTATGTATGACCCTGAAATAAAGACATTGTTTGCCAAAATAAATGGGTTCAAAAACGACCCAAGTGATAAATTTGAGTAGTTACCAACATAGTTATTAATTGCGTCACTAAATGTTGTGTATTCAAAAACTTGATCTTGTCTTACATTAGGTTGGTAATAACTCATTACACCATCATCATTTCCAGAATAATAAGGTGAGTCGGTAGTTACACTTATTGTTACACCTGATATAATCGCCAAAGAATTGCTCACAACAGATATAACTTCAAAAAATGAAGGACTTAAATTTCGTATCGAAACAATCGACCCTGAACCAAAATTTGAGTTAAATGTTGTACCAGTATTACCATATAATACACCAGTTGTCCCTGTTAAACCACTTATTCCAACAAGACCACCTAATGGACTATTTTCGTTATATGAATATCCATTATATCTTTTAAATAAAATACTTCTGTTATCATAATCAGTTCTATTATTAAAGTTATCAATTCTTTCAGTGATTCTACCTTTTGCAGGACTGCTGGTTACTTCAGTTGTATTCCAAGTTATGTCGTATGTTATTTTATCATTAGTGTATAATGTAGAATATACAGTAGGTGAAAATCCCGTTGTGGATATTGCCAATAATAAAATTGGCTCTGTTGTTCCTGTTTTATAGTTACCCGTAGTAATAGGGGTTTTAGTATTATCATAATTTGGTTGGTCGTAACACGTTTGGAAGTCAGTCATCAAATAATAACTTCCAGCGGTTAGTGTTCCACCTGTTGCGAATGAATATAAATCATTGTAAGTTCCTTCGTTATAGTTTGAATTAGTGAAAGCGGAATATGATATATGATATGTATCCCCACTTAACTCTACGGGAAATAATGTATCCGTTGTTACTTCCGAAAGGTATGTTAGTTGTCCAATTGTTTTTCCTGTTAATGCCATAATCTTTTTATTTTATAAATATCTCTTAATTTTAGTTTATTATTGGTATTTTAAATATTCTTCATTACCGGTAGATATATATTCATTATTATTTGTAATAATTGCATTATTTAAAATATCTGGACTCGGTGTAGAAGTAGGAGTAGGGGTATTTGTAGGAGTAGGTGTCGGTGTAGGAGTATTTGTTGGTGTCGGTGTAGGAGTATTTGTAGGTGTTGGTGTTGGTGTTTGTGGGTAGTATTCAATTATTTCCCACTCTAAATTACTAGGGACAACGAATATACTACCAAATTGGTCGTTTCTAGTTAAATTATCAAAATTTTCATTTATTGTAACTTGTGTTAATCCAGTTAAACTTCCGCTAGGAATTATCACTCCAGAATTTATGGATATTGGAGATCCACTATAAACACCAAGAATGTGATTAAAGGACATTGCAATGTCTTGGTCAACAATTTTATTTGATGTTAAAACATAGTCAATAATAACAGAACCTGATATTATGATTACCTCAAGTATTACAGATAATGGGGCGGGTGTTGGACTTGGTGTTGATGTTGGACTTGGTGTTGGTGGGATGTAACATTGGGTTGTTGTGGTTGTAGTTAACGGATAAACCGGTGTTGTGACACAACAAGGGAATTCAGTAACATAACAACTACTATACTCCAAATCATCCGCAATAAAACTTTCCTGAACATTAATATATAATTTATCTCTAATTGGTAAAATTAAAACTCCCTGGTCATTTCTAAATAAAAATTGTCCCTCATATCTACCTTCTTTTCTTGTGTCATTTCCGGTAAATTGGTAATAAACATAATATTCTGGTTCGGCATTTGAATCTAATAATACTTTATTAACAAATCCTGCTGGTCTTGTGTTTATTCTTGGAATCCCTGTTGCGGTATCAACCATTGAAAAGAATATTGCAGATTCCTCAATAGTGTCCATCATTAAGTTAAAGTCGCTTCTTCCGTCCTTAACTACTTGCATTTTCAATAAAGGGAGAGTTGCGTTTTTTTTAATAAAAAATTCCATTTATAGTTTTTACTATAAATATATCAATTAACATTCTTTTCTTAATTCTGAGGGATAAAAATCAAAACGGTTGTGTTCTGTTGGTGTTAACAACAGTAAACCAGGATTTATATTACCCTTTACGGTTTCTTGATAATTATGAGACATTATTGTTTGTTCATATGGAAAATTAAATTTATTCTTAATGTAACATTTATAATTACCTTCTTTTGACATTAGGATGGGCCAATTTGACAAATATATTTCTCCACTGGAATAAGGTACACCACCCAAAGATTTAATATGTTTAAATTCAAGACAAGGGGCATCCGGGTCATATCCTTGAGTTGGTAGTTTAGATTTTTCTGGCCAGTGACTTTCTCTAAATTCTTGGGGTACGTTATACCAAGACCATTGTGTTTGATGACAACCAAAAAATTCAGTATAATTTAATTTTAAAAAATCAAAATTTTCCTTTTTTAAAATATTTAAAGTTTTATCAAACAACCCAGTTACTTTTCTTTGAAACCCGTTTTTACAAGCACTCTCTGAACCATTGTAGAAAAGCATATCATCTTCAAAAAAAAAGTAATACCCCAAATCCTCCTGGTCATTAAAATGTTCGGCAATAAATTGTCTTCCACCTGTGATGCCAATGTTATCTTTTTTTATATGTTCAAAACCATATTGTTGACATAAGTTATCATATCTTTGTGTTGTTGACAAATCGGTTGAGTTATTAAGTAAGTATTTTTTAGTTTTACTTAAAAATAACAAATCATAATCTAACATTGAGTCAATAAGAGTTTCAAACTGAGACGGAGAATTAAAAGTTATAACATATAAACCTACTGTATCTAACATTTTTTTATTTGTTTGAGTAGGGAATTTTAATGTTTTTCTGAAACTTTCAATTTTAACTAAATCATTTTTTACATCCTCAAAAAACTTATAGATTAATCCATTTGATTCTATTTTAACATAATCAATTAATGATGGATATATGTAAGTCATTATGGTAAATATACTTTCTTCAGTTCCCATATATCCCTTACTTAAGGTATCTTTAAGTAAACTATAATATAGTACATTCATTTCAGATATTATTTCTTTTGGTCCACCAAAGAAACCACCCCTTGCCACCATATCAGAATTAGTATTACAATACTCTTTCATTTTATCATAAGAAAATCCGTGAACTTCATTAACCGCATCATATGGAAAACATATAAATGTAAAGTTGTTAAATTTAGAATCTATTTTTTCTAAAACATTATCATTGGTAAAATACCCCACACTAAGCGTGTTTGTTATTCCCGCATCAATCCAGTATAATTTTTCCGAATTAAATTTATCTAAAATCTTAGCGTCATTTAATAAAAACATTTTAGACATCACAAGAGGATTGTACATTTCTAAACCACCTTGTGTTGATTCTTTTAACCAACCAGATTGATTATACCAATTAGGATTGGTTCTAATTTTTTGAATGTCGTTATAAAATTCATTATTTTTAAACCATTCTAAATCTCGTAAAATAAATTGGGTGTTTTCTACCTGTCTTCTTTCGGAAACAAATTTATTTAATTCCTTGTCGCCAAAAATAATAAGATTACATTTAATCTTTAGTAGTTCGTCTAATTTTTTTAAATAATGGTCTTTGTAAGATCTAGACCAACCTTCGGTTAAGTTATCTCTACCTAAATCCCATAAACCAGTAACTAATGTTATCATAAATTTCCTGTTATTCTTTCACACCATCCTTTTGATTTGGAAAAAGGCCAGACAACCCAATATGTTGGTTTTTCTTGAGTGTTAAACTCTCTCCATATTTTTCCATATCCGTCGGAATCATTTTTTATTCTAATTATTTCGTTAACATCAGCGTCTTGTCTAAATAAAGTTTCATCTGATTTATTATGAAACGCAACCACAAAAAATTCATAATCATTTTCTGGTATTTTATTTAATGGTAAATCAATGCAGTGTTTGAATATTTGTAAAAAACTTTTTTCCCACTCTTCCTCATTATTAAAATCATATGGGTTTGGTGGGTATTTTTTATCTATTGTATATTGTTGTATCGATCTTTTTGAAAACATAACCCCAGCATATTTTTCATAATCTTTTAAAGTCCTTTCAGTACCAAATCCGTATTTCCCTAAGTCACCATCAAAAGATTCCCCATCAATACCCAAAATTTTTCTATTCTTGGAGTGGGATGAGCTATTTTTTAGATACCATTCTTTATCGTCGTCCCATTGTTTTGTTCTACCCTTACGAGTATATTCATGCCAAATAATAACTCTATGTGGATGAAATAAATCATATCCGTGAGTATATGCCCTTACTCCTACTGAAATTTCCTCTCCGTGAAAATAATATTCTGGGTCGTGTTGGACTTCTTTTGAGAACTCCCCCAATGTAAAACAAAAATGTGCCGAATAAAATCTTGATGGGATTGGTTCCGTTAGTTCTTTCCATCCCGGTATAACTTCAGGTAAAAAGAATACAACTCCTTCAGGGGTAAATCGATCAAAAGCCATACGCCAAGGTTCTGTAACTCTACCTTCTGGGTCGTTTTCCGGGTCAAAAGATGAAACATATCCGGTTAATAATGGTTTTTTATAACCCTTTTCTTGTAATTCTTTAATCATATTAATTAAAGTTTCATCCCAGTTTTTTTCAAAACGCATATGGGAATCTATTTGTAGGGTATATTCTTCGTTTTTATAAAGTTGTTGAACTTGGTTTCTTGCCCAACAAACTCCTGTTGATTCTTCGTGTGGTATATTTAAAATTCTAAATCTATCGTCATTTTCATATTCCGTTAAATCATCAAATTTATCTTCAGGGTGAAATTGTCTTGCAATACCTATTCTTAGGTTCTCAGGTGATTTTGCATTACCTATCATATCTTTTATTGTTGGAATTAATTGAGGGTCCCTATAGGACGCAATCTGAACAAATATTCTCATATAATTTTTATTTTAAAAATAAAAACTAATGTGGGAAAATAAAGGTAAATTTAACATTCATAATAGTGAAATATTTCACACCCATTAAAGTCAACTAATTTAATTAGTAATGAATTAACATCATCTAAAGGGGGAGGTACAATAAATGTTACCGATGGTGGCATACTTGTTGATCCAGATATTAAATAACAATATGAATTAGTACTATCACAAAGATATATATCATATGGTGATGTACCTGTTGTTCCGGATATTTCTATTTGATGTAACATTGTCTATAAATACTTATATTATAACCCAAATCTTGATTTAGTTGAGTTCCAAATTGAGGTAATTTCAGGTTCGCCTAAATCAGTATCAAATATGTCTACTATTGCTAATCTACCGCCCCAATAATCGGCTAAATCCCATCGTTCCATTAATCGTATACCGGCACCTGATGATGTTGGTGTTCCGACATAAGATGTACTATCAACTAATATACTATTAACATATAATTTAACAGTTGATCCATCATATGTTCCAACAATATAATACCAATTATTAGCGGTTAATGAATAACCATCGGTAACTCTCCATCCACCATTAAAGAACCCTGAACTAAAACCACCATTATTTTTACCAAGTGAATAATTTATACCTCCACCAATAAAAGTTTCAGTTACGATACAAGGTGCGCTACCTGTCTCTGTTCCGGTATAATAATGCCAAACACCAACTGTCCAAGTACTCATACTTGGTAAGCTTGTATTACATATTGCGTATTGAGATGATGATGAAACAAAATTAAAGTATCCTCCATTGCTTGAAGACCAAGTAGGTGAATTAGTTAAAGTAAATGATTTACCCCCAATAGAATCAATCCAAGGTCCTGACCCTGAATAATCCGCAGCATCCAAAGATAATACGGGTGAAGTAAGTGTTGAATATGAGTTCCAATACCCATTTGTTGTTAATCCTGTTGATGCGTCAGGTGCGTTATTATAATTTGAGTTTAAAAGTATGTTTGTAATATCAATAAATTCATTGTCATCAAAACCATTTGTTCTAAAAAATCCAACTGAACCTGTTACGCCAGGTACTGGTGTTGGTTGACTATCATCAGGAACAGGTTGTGCGATCACATAACCCAAATCCTCATCGGGTCCGTTCCACCACTCCATCCCTGTGAATCCGGATGTAGGAAACCCTACCGCTAAATTACCAACCTGAATTGTTCCTGATATTGTTGATCCTGTATTATACGAAAAAGGTCTTGTTGTTGCCATTATTGTTGTTTAACAATAAATATCAATAACTATATAATTTCCATTATCTTATTATAAACCGCAAATATTGTTGGGTGACATTCAAATGTTTCTTTTTTTTCAAGACAATTTACTAAAGATGGAATACCTTGTATCGATTCCCATTCTCTAACACCATATCTTATATCGGAAGCACAATTTAAACCACATCCACCAACTACATAATGGTATTTATATTCTTGTGAACCTTTTCTATATGGTGATCTAAACTCAGGATTTATTGAGCTACCTAATTGAATGATATCAACATCTGTTGTTCCTGCCAAATGTAATAAACCTGAATCCATTGTGATGAAACACATAGATTTATTAATAAGATGCCAAGTTTGAGATAAACTTGTTTGATTCATTAGGTTCATACCCAATTCTATTGGAAAATTAAATACGGGTTTATCAACATTGGATCCACCAAGTTCTGATGAATCTTTACCAACTGATACAACGGCAATACCTCTTTCATTTAAAAGTTTTACAAGTAGTTGCCATTTTTTTGCGTCCCACGTTCTTGAGTTCCAGTTCTGAACGGGATGGATTAAAACATATTTTTCAGGTAAACCTTCAATTGGTTCATATTGATCTGAAATGTAATCCAATTCCATTTCATCTTTGCTTAACATAAACCCAAGATTAATCGCATGGAATTGTCTAATGTCCATTGCGTTATGTTTATAACAAACCCCATTTGGATGATATCCAATATTAAATGAATTAAAGATTTCGTATTCTTCTCTTTGTTCATCATTTATTGGGTTGAGTGATTCGTTATAAACTACATCCACATATGGGTTATTTGAAAATAGATATGGGTGGTGTGTCATCACCGAAATTTTTTTACCGTAAGAATTATAAAGTTTTCTTAACGTTGGTGTTACCGATAAAGTGTCACCTAACGCCCTACACCCTAACACATCAATACAAACATCTTTCATTCTATAATAATATGAACTTCACAATTAAAATGTATGTTTTATTTTTATAGTATGAAAAAAACTAAAATAGTTTTAATAAGTTCTTATTGTGATACCAAAGAAAAAATTGATGTTTTAATAAATACCATCAAATCCGTTAAGAGTTACAATTTAGATGTAATGGTAAATAGTCCTTTACCCTTACCTTCCGATGTGATAAATATGTGTGATTTTTATGTGCAAACAAAAGAAAACCCATTACTTAATTGGCCCGAAAAATCTGTTATGTCTTGGGTAAGACATACGGACAAAGATAAAGAAATTGTGATTAAAAGATCTGTAATTGATTATGGGTGGGCGGGACTTTACCAAACTAAAAAATTATCTGAATATGCTTTAACTTATGACTATGACAGATATTATCATATTATATATGATACGGAAATTGATGATACGGTGGTTTCTACTTTTTTATCTGATAAAATATGTAACTTTTTTCCATTTCATGAACACAAAGTTAGTTTACATTTAATTGCGTTAGACAGAGAAAACCTATTGAAATTTTCAAATCTGATTACTTTTGATAGTTACCTTAAATTTAATTGTATAGTTGAGAACTGGCTTTATGATACTCTAATTAATAGTAATCTGGATTATAAAATTGAATTAGAAAAAATTGATGATTTAATATTATTTCATAAAGACGAAAATTTATTTGATTACTCTGATATTAATGGTTTAGTTTTTTTTATAGTTAAAGATGTTGTAAATAATGATGAGGTTTGTTTATATTTTTACAATAATAAAGAAAAAATAAATGTTTTAATTACCGTAGATGGTGTCGAGTCCTCTTATGATATATCCAATAGGGATATCATTAATTTAGGGTTTAAACCATGCAATATAAAAAATGTTTTAATATCTTATGATGGAATATCATCGGATATAACAGAAAAAATAAAAAATATTATCCACAATGTTATTGAAATTATTATGAATAAATCAAAAATTAAACTATTATATCTTACACCACACCTATCAACAGGTGGAATGCCTCAATTTGTATTAAAAAGAATTCAAGAACTCCAAAAATACAAAGACCAAATTGAAATATTTTTGGTTGAGTATTCTCAGTTTAGTAACACATACGTTGTCCAACGAGATAAAATAATTAATCTATTAGGTGAAGGTCATTTTTTTAGTTTAGGTGATACAACCAACACAAAAAGAAAATATGAGTTAATTGATATTATTAAAAACAATGATATTGATATTGTCCATTCTGAAGAAATGTTAGAAGGATTTGAAAGTTTTAATAAAATTCCACTACCATTGTTAAATCAACTTTATTCAAATGATAGGTCTTGGAAAATGGTTGAGACTTGTCATAATGTTTGGTTTAATCCGCAAACACATAAAAAGTTCAATCCTGAAGCGTATTGTTTTGTTACCCCTTATCATTTAAAGGAAACGTTTTTAAATGAAACACCAATTAAGTTTTTATCGTTATACCCAATTGAGAATAAGGTAACTAAAATTTTAGAGGAGAATGAAATCTATGGTGATTTTAATCAAGTACCACTTATTGAAAAAATTAAAGTAAGAAATGAACTTGGTTTGGATATGTTTAAAACTCACGTACTTAATGTTGGGTTATGGACAAGTGGTAAAAATCAAGGTGAAGGTGTTGAGGTTGCAAGAGAATTAATTGAATCAAATCCAGATATTGAATTCCATTTTATTGGGAACCAAGCTCCAAACTTTGAAGACTATTGGGGTCCAATAATGAATAATTTACCATCAAACGTAAAAGTATGGGGTGAGCGTAATGACGTTGAAAAATTCATGACGGCTTGTGATGTTTTAATGTTTAACTCAACTTGGGAATGTAATCCGTTGGTTGTTAGAGAATCAATCAACTATGGAATGAAAATCCTTGCAAGAGATTTACCACAATACATGGGTATGTTTGATGGATATATAACACCAATAGAAGGTGATGTTAAAAACATATCAAAACAATTGGTTGGACTTATCGAAAATAAGGACGTTTATAAAATATTACCTGATAATACATTTGGTGAAGATTTATTAAATTTTTATAACGCAGTTACAAATATAAAAATTACCCAAAACAAACCATTAACCAAAGATTATACTTTTGTTAGACATTATGTTAATCAACCTTATTTTGAGGTACAAGGAACCACAGAAAACAAATTGAACATTAAATATTATGATGATAACAATAATGTTAATTATCAGAACGAATTATCAATTAATAGTTGGGTTAAATTAAATAAAGAATACTTTATTAAATGGAGAACAACGGTTGAAGAAAATGGTGAAATCATTTACGATGAGACTTTAAATTTAAAAGATAAACGAGTATATATTTCTTTTGGATCAAAATCATTAGGAGATACAATGGCTTGGATTCCTTATTGTGAGGTATTTAGAAAAAAACATGGTTGTCAACTTATAGTATCAACATTCCTTAATAGTTTGTTTAAAGACCAATATCCTGATATTGAATTTGTTGAACCTGGTGATTTGGTAACTAATATACATGCACAATATAGATTAGGTTGGTTTTACAATGAAGATGGTAAATTTGATGCAAACAAACACCCATTTGATTTTAAGAAAATGCCATTACAAAAAACTGCAACCGATATATTAGGTTTAGATTATGAAGAAGTTAGACCACTATTAAAATTACCTGATACACCTAAAAAGAAAAAAGTTGGTATTGGGTTTCACTCAACTGCACAATCAAAATATTGGAACAACCCTGACGGATGGCAAACAGTTATAGACCATCTTAATAATTTGGGATATGAATGTATGGTCTATTCTAAAGAAGGTGATGGATATATGAATAACCATTATCCTGAAGGTGTAACAATATTTAAAGGAGGTAACCTACAAGAAGTAATTGATGACCTATCAAGTTGTGAGTTCTTTATTGGTTTAGGGTCTGGTTTATCTTGGTTGGCTTGGGCTTGTAAATTACCTGTCGTTTTGATTTCAGGATTTAGTGAGAAATGGGCGGAAACAACTTTAGATACATACAGAGTTATTAACGAAAGTGTTTGTCATGGATGTTTTAACTCAGATAGATTAGATGCTGGTGATTGGAATTGGTGTCCACTACATAAGAATACGGATCGGATGTTTGAATGTACAAAAGAAATAAGTTCCGATATGGTTATTAAAGAAATAAATAAAATAATTAACAAAGAATTTAATAGTGATTTAGTTACTATTATATTGTCCCATGCAAACACAAAAGAAAAAAGAAAAATTTTAATAGAACATTTAAAAACAATTAACACAAAAATACTACTATCAACAAATTACCCAATTGATGATGAAATTAAAGTTTTATGTGATTACGTCATATATGATGAGGATAACCCAATATTATTGAAGGAGGATTTTAATAAGTATAACGTGTCTTTTTATTTTTATAGTGTCAGAAAAGGGGTTGAGGTAAGGGAGTCTTTTGATTATGAACATGGGTATGCCGTTTATAAATTAATACAAAATGGATTAACTGAATCAAAAAAATTAGGATTTAAATATTCTCATATTATAAATTACGATTATTTAATAAACAAAAATACATTACAAGATAATTATAAATTATTAGAAAATTACGATTCCGTATTTTATAGATATAAAAATAAATCATATACGCAAGACTCATACTGTACTGGATTTTTTACAGGAAAAATAGATAAGTTAATTAAACCATTTACCCACTATAACACAAAAGACGAATATTATAATTATGACGGGTATAATAAAATATTAGAAATAATAACAAAAGATGCGGTAAAAAAACAAAACTTAAATGTTAAAGAACTTTTTTATGAAGATTTAATGGAAACATCAATTGTTAATAGAGTAGACGATAACCACAAAAATAACAAAGAAGTAATGGAAGAAAACGAATTCAAAAAAATAAGTGATTATTATAATTGCGATAAAACATCCACACACACATACCATAACGTCTATTCAAAAATATTTGAAGGGATAAGAGATGAGGTATTTTCGTTATTAGAAATCGGAATTCATGAGGGAGCATCTTTAAATGTTTGGAGAGACTATTTGAAGAATGCTAATATATATGGTTTAGATATCAATAGGGAATTTTCACATGATAGGGGTCATATTTTTAAAGGAGACCAAAATAACTTATTTGATTTAGAAAAAATCACATCAGAAATAAAAAGTTGTAAAGTCATAATTGATGATGCTTCCCATAATCCACAACATCAAATTAAAACCTTTAATTATCTTTTTGAGAATTTATTAGAAGATGGTGGGTACTATATTATTGAAGACGTTGAAACGTCGTATTGGGATCCATTATCTGAATTATATGGGTATGAAATTGGTTATTTAAATGTTGTTGATTATTTTAGTAAATTAACACATAATGTTAATTACAAATACAATGGATTTAATAATACTTTAAAAATTGAAAGCATTTTATTTACATCAAATTGTATTGTGATAAAAAAATTAATGAAATAATAAATGGGATCTATATAGATAACAGAAAATAAGTTTTAACCCTCACCTTTAAAGTGGGGGGGTTTATATTATAGTTTTATTAAGCGGTTACCGCTCTTATAACTGCGAACGATAAAACAATTGCCTGACCCAAATTACCCGTTGTAACATTTCTCACTGAAATAACCGCAGAACCTCCTGATGGAAATGCATTTAAATTGTAAGAAGCGCTTGTACCAACAGAGGTGTGTTGGAGAACTACAATGTCTGTTGCACCAATCGTAGTATTAGTTAAAGTGAAGGATACCGTTGTGTCGGCGTTCAATGTTGCGCTGTGCATCACTATTTGTCCTGTTGGTCTACTAAGAGTGACCCCTGTTGATTTACTTGTTAACTGAGTTACAGTTCCACCAGCACCTGTATCGTAACCTAATTTTGTCGATGAGCCAATCGAATAAAGATTACCAACTGTTGTTGTTGTGTTTCCAGTATTGATAAATCTAAAACCAGCATTTGAACCGTTAGCACCAATAACTAAGTTTTCACCCGTAGTTGAAACCATAGCGGTATCTCCAAGAACACTGTTATTATTGTATCCTCCCGCACTTACATATGGTGAGAAAAGCACACCTTCACTCGATGCATTAATAATACGAGCACTAATTCCATCAGTAACTCTAGTGCCTGAAGTAACATCTAATGGATATGTGGGCGCACCTGAGCTACCAATTTGTAAGAAATTATTTATTCCAATATTTCCAGTAGTAAAAATAGACATTCTATTATTACTTCCAAGAACTGCGGTTGCACCATAAGATATGGTAAATGCTTGGTTGGTGTTATCAATACCAACCGCAACTGAGTTTGTTCCGGTTGACGGTATAAACCTTACAAATGGGTCATTTGTAGCACGGTCTGTCATTGATATGTTTGGAGATGCACTATCTTTTTCTAACGTTAAAGTTGTACCATCAAATATTGCTCCTGACTCTCCTTGTAGTGTGTTTGCAGTACCTGTGGCAGTAACTAAATAATTGTTTGCGTTGGAATTTATTACTACGCTAGCGCCTGAAGTACCGTTGGTACCCGAAGTTCCATTTGTACCTGAAGACCCATTCGTACCACTAGACCCATTCGTACCACTAGTTCCATTCGTACCACTAGTTCCATTAGTTCCATTAGTTCCATTAGTCCCATTAGTACCATTTGTTCCTGAAGTACCATTTGTTCCATTAGTACCATTAGTACCATTCGTACCTGACGTGCCATCTAGTCCATTAAAGACCCATGAAACAGTATATTCGGCAGTGTCAGTTAACGACCCTGAACCAGTGACAAAAGTAAGTGATATCTCCCAATATGTGATATTATCTGTTATAACACCAATCTCATAGATTCCAATTACACTATTATTAGATAATTCTGTTATTTGTAGATAACCTTTATTACCCGCCGATATTAAAGTGTTTAATGAGTCAAACCAATCGTAATAATTTGTTGTATTAATATCCTCAATATTAATAGCAATTGCTGAAATTGTTGATATTATTTGTGTATCCGCAAGAAAAGTCGTTGAAGAAGGACTTGCAGGTATTGGAAAAGTTCCGTCATAAAACCATCTTCCACTATTTGATCCATCATTACCCACTTTTCCAGGATTTCCATTATTTCCTGAAGTTCCATCTGTTCCTGAAGTTCCATCTGTACCTGAAGTTCCTGCCTGTGCCATTAATGCCCAATTACCACTAAATGGAGGAGTTGGTATCCCCGTATTACCATTTATTAATGAAATATAAGAACTACCGGCAAATTGAACGACATCATTTATATTGTAAGTGGACATTAAGTTCCATGAACCTTGCCAATTAAATGAAATGCCACTAGTTCCGTTAGTACCTGATGTTCCATTTGTTCCGTTTGTACCATTTGTTCCCGAAGTTCCATTAGTTCCTGAAGTTCCATTAGTGCCATTAGTTCCGCTCGTACCATTAGTTCCGTTAGTTCCTGAAGTTCCGTTTGTACCATTAGTCCCTGAAGTACCATTCGTTCCCGACGTACCATTAGTTCCATTCGTACCTGATGTTCCGTTCGTTCCTGAGGTTCCATTCGTACCATTAGTACCGCTTGAACCATTTGTTCCATTAGTACCCGATGTTCCATTTGTTCCTGATGTTCCATTAGTACCATTAGTTCCGTTAGTACCGTTTGTTCCTGATGTACCATTTGTTCCGTTTGTACCTGAAGATCCGTTAGTACCATTTGTACCACTAGTTCCGTTCGTACCGTTAGTACCTGAAGTTCCATTAGTACCGTTAGTTCCATTCGTACCGTTAGTACCTGAAGTTCCGTTGGTACCTGATGTGCCGTTAGTTCCCGAAGTTCCATTCGTACCGTTAGTCCCATTGGTTCCACTAGTTCCATTTGTTCCGTTAGTACCAGATGTTCCATTAGTACCGCTTGTACCATTCGTTCCGTTAGTTCCATTAGTTCCTGAAGTCCCATTAGTACCATTTGTTCCCGAAGTTCCGTTGGTTCCATTAGTACCTGATGTTCCATTAGTTCCGTTTGTACCATTGGTTCCATTTGTACCATTAGTACCCGATGTTCCGTTAGTCCCATTTGTTCCGCTAGTACCATTTGTTCCATTAGTGCCCGATGTACCGTTCGTACCTGAAGACCCATTAGTTCCATTCGTACCGTTTGTTCCCGAAGTTCCGTTGGTGCCTGAAGATCCTGAGTCACCATTTACTCCGCTAGTACCATTTGTGCCCGATGTTCCATTAGTACCTGAAGTCCCATTAGTACCATTAGTACCATTAGTTCCCGATGTTCCATTAGTCCCTGAAGTTCCGCTAGTCCCATTTGTTCCTGAAGTTCCATTAGTTCCCGAAGTACCATTTGTTCCGTTAGTCCCTGAAGTTCCGTTAGTTCCATTGGTCCCGCTCGTACCATTTGTACCGCTAGTTCCATTAGTACCCGATGTACCGTTAGTTCCATTCGTTCCGTTTGTACCTGAAGTCCCATTAGTCCCATTCGTTCCATTAGTACCTGACGTACCATTAGTACCATTAGTTCCCGATGTTCCGTTAGTTCCATTGGTCCCTGAAGTTCCATTTGTTCCGCTTGTACCTGAAGTTCCATTTGTACCTGAAGTCCCATTGGTTCCATTTGTTCCCGAAGTTCCATTAGTACCGTTGGTTCCATTCGTCCCATTTGTTCCTGATGTTCCATTTGTTCCGTTTGTACCTGAAGTACCATTTGTACCTGAAGTTCCATTTGTACCTGAAGTTCCGGCAGATGTTAATAAATTTGTGCCGACACCCGCAGCACATGCGGTTATGTCAAGAAACGCACCTCTTGCAGTACCACCTTGTTCAAAAAACCTAATTCTATTTTGCCATACGTCAAAAGTAACGCCTGCGCCTGCAATGGTAGTGTTAGTTACAGGTTTACTTAATAGGATTTCTCCACCTTCATCACCAGCCTGATACAATACACTTAATTTTGTACCGTCAAAAGTTAAAAGAGATTCGGCAACTATTCCACCCGATCCGTTTGAAGTTAGTATTTGGTCGTTTGACCCTGGAACTGTTGGTGATGATCCACTAGTTCCATTGGTTCCGCTCGTACCATTAGTACCTGAAGTTCCATTTGTTCCTGATGTTCCATTTGTGCCGTTAGTACCTGATGTACCATTTGTACCTGAGGTACCATTCGTCCCATTAGTACCCGAAGTTCCATTAGTTCCGCTAGTCCCATTTGTACCATTTGTACCCGAAGTCCCGTTTGTTCCGTTAGTACCATTTGTTCCTGACGTTCCGTTCGTACCATTAGTACCTGAAGTTCCATTTGTACCCGAAGTTCCGTTTGTACCTGATGTCCCATCAGTTCCATCAACCCCAGAAAGGCCACTAGAACCACTAGACCCACTAGTACCATTTGTTCCATTCGTTCCCGATGTTCCGTTTGTACCATTAGTCCCTGATGTACCATTTGTTCCATTTGTACCACTAGTTCCGTTGGTACCACTTGTACCATTCGTACCGTTTGTCCCTGAAGTACCGTTTGTACCACTTGTTCCATTAGTTCCATTTGTGCCTGAAGTACCGTTAGTTCCTGATGTACCATTCGTTCCGCTAGTACCATTTGTACCATTTGTACCTGACGTACCGTTGGTTCCATTCGTCCCTGAAGTCCCGTTAGTTCCGTTCGTACCATTAGTGCCAGATGTTCCATTGGTCCCTGACGTTCCGTTGGTACCTGAAGTTCCGTTAGTACCTGAGGTTCCATTCGTACCATTAGTACCTGACGTACCGTTAGTTCCACTCGTACCATTTGTTCCTGAAGTTCCGTTAGTACCGTTAGTTCCTGATGTCCCATTTGTCCCTGAAGTTCCGTTGGTACCATTTGTTCCTGACGTTCCATTGGTTCCTGAAGTACCGTTAGTCCCATTTGTTCCGCTAGTACCATTTGTTCCTGAAGTGCCGTTAGTACCTGAGGTTCCCGATTCTCCATTTACACCACTTGTACCGTTAGTACCACTTGAACCATTAGTACCATTAGTCCCTGAAGTACCGTTAGTACCAGATGTTCCGTTTGTGCCTGAAGATCCTGAGTCTCCATTTACTCCGCTAGTACCATTAGTTCCTGAAGTTCCGTTTGTTCCATTAGTTCCATTAGTTCCATTAGTTCCGCTAGTACCATTTGTACCACTAGTCCCATTTGTCCCTGATGATCCGTTTGTTCCTGAAGTACCGTTCGTACCATTTGTTCCACTAGTGCCGTCGGTACCTGAAGTTCCATTCGTTCCGTTAGTACCTGATGTACCATTTGTTCCTGAAGTTCCATTTGTACCGTTGGTACCACTAGTTCCAGAAGTTCCGTTTGTACCTGAAGTTCCATTCGTTCCGTTAGTACCTGACGTTCCATTTGTTCCGTTTGTACCCGAAGTACCGCTAGTACCATTTGTTCCACTAGTACCGTCGGTACCTGAAGTTCCATTCGTTCCGTTAGTGCCACTAGTACCGTTCGTACCGCTAGTACCATTTGTTCCCGATGTTCCGTTAGTACCATTAGTGCCTGAAGTACCATTAGTACCAGATGTTCCGTTTGTACCTGAAGATCCTGAATCACCATTTACTCCGCTAGTACCATTTGTGCCCGATGTTCCATTCGTACCGCTAGTACCATTTGTGCCGTTAGTCCCTGACGTTCCATTTGTTCCATTTGTACCTGAAGTCCCATTCGTTCCGCTAGTCCCGTTTGTTCCATTCGTTCCGCTAGTTCCGTTTGTTCCACTAGTTCCTGACGTTCCATTTGTTCCTGAAGACCCTGAGTCACCATTTACTCCGCTTGTGCCGTTAGTACCTGATGTTCCATTTACTCCACTTGTACCATTCGTTCCTGACGTACCGTTAGTTCCTGATGTTCCGTTTGTACCGCTAGTACCATTTGTACCATTTGTACCCGAAGTTCCATTGGTACCATTTGTTCCGTTGGTGCCTGATGTCCCATTAGTTCCACTAGTTCCATTTGTGCCTGAAGATCCTGAGTCTCCACTTACCCCGCTCGTACCATTAGTACCTGAAGTTCCATTAGTACCATTTGTTCCGTTGGTGCCTGATGTCCCAGAAGTCCCTGATTCCCCATTAACTCCGCTTGTACCATTAGTCCCTGATGTTCCGTTTGTACCGTTAGTTCCTGAAGACCCATTTGTTCCATTAGTGCCGCTAGTTCCATTTGTTCCATTAGTGCCGCTAGTTCCATTTGTTCCGTTTGTTCCTGATGTTCCATTAGTGCCGCTAGTTCCATTTGTTCCGTTTGTCCCTGATGTTCCGTTAGTACCATTAGTACCTGATGTTCCATTAGTTCCTGAAGTACCATTTGTACCTGACGTTCCGTTTGTTCCATTAGTTCCCGAAGTTCCGTTTGTCCCATTTGTTCCGCTAGTACCTGAAGATCCGTTAGTACCATCAGTACCTGATGTTCCATCTGTTCCATTAGTTCCACTTGTACCTGAAGTTCCGTTTACTCCAGATATACCACTTGTGCCGTCAGTACCTGAAGTCCCGTCTGTTCCGTTTGTTCCATCAGTACCGCTTGATCCATCAGTACCGTTAGTTCCTGAAGACCCATCGGTTCCATTTGTACCTGAAGTTCCATCTGTACCATTTGTGCCTGAACTACCATCTGTTCCATTTGTTCCACTTGTACCATCTGTTCCCGAACTACCATTTGTACCATCAGTACCGCTAGTCCCATCTGTACCTGAACTACCACTAGTTCCATCGGTTCCGCTAGATCCATTTGTTCCATCAGTACCTGAAGTACCATCTGTTCCATTTGTTCCGCTTGACCCATTAGTTCCGTCTGTACCACTAGTACCGTCTGTTCCGCTTGTACCATCGGTACCACTTGAACCATCCGTACCGTTAGTTCCTGAAGATCCATCTGTTCCATTTGTACCTGAAGTTCCATCTGTACCACTTGTACCATCCGTACCACTAGTTCCATCTGTTCCATTAGTCCCTGAAGACCCATTAGTCCCGTCTGTTCCTGAAGATCCATTAGTACCATCCGTTCCGCTAGTTCCATCCGTACCACTTGTTCCATCTGTTCCTGAACTACCATTTGTTCCCGAAGTACCATTTGTTCCGTTAGTTCCACTTGTACCATTTGTTCCGTTAGTACCTGACGTTCCATTTACTCCCGATATTCCACTTGTTCCGCTAGTTCCATTTGTTCCGCTCGTACCATTTGTACCGCTAGTACCATTTGTCCCGCTCGTACCATTAGTTCCGTTAGTACCATTTGTACCATTTGTACCGTTGGTCCCACTTGAACCATTTGTTCCATTAGTCCCTGAAGACCCTGATGAACCATTTGTTCCATTAGTACCCGAAGTTCCATTAGTACCCGAAGTTCCATTAGTACCCGAAGTTCCATTAGTTCCTGATGTCCCGTTGGTACCGCTTGAACCATTTGTTCCGTTAGTACCAGATGTTCCATTTGTCCCGTTAGTACCAGATGTTCCACTTGTTCCATTAGTCCCATTGGTTCCACTTGTACCATTTGTACCATTTGTACCATTAGTTCCTGAAGTCCCATTTGTACCTGACGTACCGTTCGCGCCTGAAGTTCCGTTTGTACCATTAGTACCCGAAGTTCCATTAGTACCCGAAGTTCCATTAGTACCCGAAGTTCCATTTGTCCCCGAAGTACCGTTTAATCCTGAAGTACCATTAGTTCCAGATGTGCCACTAATACCATTTGTTCCTGATGTTCCTGAGGTACCATTTGTTCCGTTGGTCCCAGAAGTTCCATCTGTACCATTAGTTCCTGAGGTTCCATTCGTTCCTGAAGTTCCATTTGTACCTGAAGTTCCATTTGTACCTGAAGACCCATCCGTACCATTTGTACCTGAAGACCCATCCGTACCATCCGTACCATTTGTACCATTAGTACCTGAAGTTCCATTTACTCCAGATATCCCACTTGTTCCATTAGTTCCTGAAGTTCCATTAGTCCCACTTGTTCCATTCGTTCCTGACGTACCGTTGGTTCCACTTGATCCATTATCCCCCGATGTTCCAGATATACCACTTGTTCCAGATATACCACTTGTTCCGGATATACCACTTGTTCCGTCAGTTCCATTACTCCCAGATGTACCATTAGTTCCTGAAGTTCCATTTGCACCACTTGTCCCATCACTACCCGAACTACCATTAGTTCCTGAAGACCCTGCCGTTCCTGAACCACCACTTGTGCCCGAAGAACCATTCGTTCCGCTAGTACCGTTAGTACCTGAAGTACCATTAGTACCATTAGTCCCTGAAGTTCCGCTAGTTCCTGAACCACCACCCCCAGAGGTTATTCCAGTTATTATAATTGTTGATCCATCATTGTTATATAATTCTAAAGTACTACTACCTGAAAAATATGTTCCCCCAGTTAAACAACAACCAGGTTCCGGGAATACTTTCCAAACCGAATCATTTCTTGTAACACCATTTACACCTTCAATTGAATTGTCTAACCAAGCATTAATAAATGCAACACCTTCAGGTGTGTTATTTCTAACTGTTGTACCATAGTCTGAAAATATTACGGTTCTACCTCCGGGACCTGTTGCTCCAGAGGCATTTAAAAATAATGTATTGTAATTTTCTATATTGAATTGATAAACCGTATCTCCACTGTAAGCATATGCCAACATACCTAATCTTCTTCTACCTGAAGATATATTATCAGAATTAAGAACTATTGAGTCAAATGAAAATACCGAACCAGTTCCTTTATAATAATGTATAGGTATTGTATTTCCAATAAATTCAATATACCCTGTTTGACCTGAAGGTATTGTATATAATAAATCATTTGTGGTATATACTTCCATATAACCACCAATATTTAATACACTAAACGTTGTCCCAAACGGTTTAGTTCTCAATACGGATTGTGGTCCTAAAGAGACAATTGGGGTTATTGGGTTTCTATATACTTTTGACATATCTTTTTTTAATTATGATGAAACTGTGTTTCCTTTAAAATAAATATTTTCATTATTCGTTAATTTAAATTCAGAACTTGGGTATGATGTATAAACTCTATATGTTGTTTGGAAAATTGTTGATCCAGTATACGTAAATGTGTTTGAATTAATAGTTGATTCCATATATATTGGTGTAAATATATTTGGGCTACCATTAGAACTTAAATCAATTATTATTTGTTTTTGGTTATTTGTTAAACTAATTGGGATTACCCAGGTGTACCAAGAATCTCCAGGTATTGTGAATTCAGGAATTTCAGTTGTTGTAAAATTGTATGCAACAATATTATTACCAAATGAATCTAAACCTCCACTTACTTGAGGTACAGATTTATTTATTATATGTGGGAACTCTCCAGATGTCCAACCACTAAATCCAACATATCTGTTAAGTTCTGTATTAAATATTGTTTGATTTTGTGTTGGTTGACTATTATTACTAAAACCATAGAAATCAAAACCACCATCATACATCCATTGACCCATTAACGTTCCTCCACTTATTGGTTCAATAAACAAGTAAGCCAAGTAAACAGGGGTTGGTGTAGGTGTAGGAGTAACTCCAGGTGTTGGAGTAGGTGTATTTGTTGGAGTAGGTGTTGGAGTAGGTGTTGGTGTTCTGGTAGGCGTATTTGTTGGTGTTATTGTTGGTGTTGGAGTATTAGTTGGTATTGGTCTTAATACGTTTAGAATATTTGGACAATCAGAACCTAAAATTAAAATAGTATATGTTCCGTAAACTTCTCTTTCCGGTATTAATAAATTTGGTTGAAAAATAAACGGTAGAGTTACATCACCCAAATTAATGGTAATGTTATCATTATCCGGTTTAAATAAAATATTCGCTATTTCACCGTCAAAATTTATACTTTGTATTGTTATTATTTGACTCATCGTATTTATTTCTATAAATACAATGAACAGGTCATTTTTTCACCTTAATAAAATTATACCACAATCTTTCGTGAGCAAAATATATAAATGGTTTTAACACTAACTCACTAACCCCAAGTAATGTTGAGACCCCTATTGATGCCCCTAATGAATACGCAACCCCGACGGTAGTTAAAGTACCTAAAAACCTATAGGTAATTGTTTTAAGTATATGTCTAACTAAAACAGATTCTTCTTTAATTGTTTTAATATATGCAATATTATTTTTAATTTTACAGTGACCAACACAACTAATATGCCATTTATATTCATTTATTTCTGGCAACCAATCTTTTGTGGTATAAGTATTACCATCAATAATAATATCTGAAACTAATATTTCATTTCCATTTTCAATCAATCTCCACCTATTATCTTTGGTTTCGGAAACTGTATTAAATCTAATTTGGTAAGTTTTACTTTGTGTTTTCATCCGTCAAATAATTAATTATATCTTCTTGTATTGATTCGTCAACCATAAATTTCCATTTATCATCTTCTTTTGATATTGAGTTTCTAATACCTGTTGCGGAAATAAAACCAATATTATCTGGAGGAGTAAATTCATTTATTTCATACCCAACACCTCTACCGTAATTAACAGATTCAATATCTGGAATAACAATAACCTTAACATTATCACCTTTTGATTTGTGATATTTCTCAATCATTGTAACGGTTTGTTCTGTTGTAAATGGATTTTTATCATCAGGTTCAATATCTCTAACCATAATAAGGGCCGGAATACCTTGATTTAATTTTTGTTGTATTAACTCTATATGACCATAATGATATGGTTGGAAACGGCCTATAAAGATTGCATATTTCTTACTTTCATTCGTTGTAGGATTTCCTCCATGATTTTTAACTTCCCAGGTCATAAATTTTCAATTATTTTGTTTAAAGATATTTGAGGGTCAACATTTGTGGTATCAATGTCAATAAAGTTTTCTGTTGGTTGTTCATATTCGTCAGTATGAAAATGTTCTCTACCTCTAATGTCTGTAGTATGAACATAAAACTCTACAAGTAAATCACCTAAATCGTACTTAAAACTTTCTCTAAGTTCTTTATATGGAGCAACTAAACTAACGATAACAGTATGTCCTTGGGCTAAGATAAATTTTGCAATGTCTTGAGCTCTTTTAATATTTTCCTCACGACCTTCTCTACCATATTTTTGGTTGTTAAATAACGATCTAAGTTCATCCCCATCAATATGAAAAACTTTATTTTTATCTTCTAAAACCGTTTTTAACATTAAAGACAAAACTGTCTTTCCTGCCCCAGGTTGACCAGTAAACCAATATATTTTATTATCTCTCATAATCAAAAATATCCAAATTGGTCATAAAACCATTGGTAATTACTTTTAATCCAGTTTGAGGCATTAACACCCAAAACTTCTTTATAATCACTTTTAATAGGTTCTATTTTACTTTTTATTGTATGGTCACCGTATACCCCATAAACCTCATCATCTTCTTGAGTTATTTGTTCCACATTATTAAAGTCGTGTTCAAAATATGGAAGTTCTAAATAATTGTATATTCTTTGCATCTCCTTTTTTGGGTTTGATGTAAAGTCCTCAAATTTTACAAACAAAACATTTTGGTTAATACCCTCTTTAAACATTTGATATAACCTTTCTAATGACATACCAACAGGTTGTGACTGAGCCCAAATATCAATCCTTTTTTCTGTTGTGGTTCCTTTCATTTGTGAGTGGTCAACCAAACCAGAATCCTTATGTTGGTTTTTTCTAAAGTTTTTCTCCATTGAAGAGAATATTCCTCTTAAATCTCTAACCATACAAATAATTTTTGGATTTGGATAGAATGAATTTAAAAACCCATAATGTACTCCCCACCCTCTACTTTTATCTAAAACGTAAGGTTTATCGGTTACACCATTAAAAAATCCTAACATACCCTGATTACAGAAATTTAAAAACCCACTCTTCATTAATTCAGGGTCTTGAGCTTTAAATTCTGGAGATGTGGAATAGTTTGATCTTGATGCGTAAACTAATTCTAAAACACCAGATGTTGGTGTTACATAAAAATCGGGATTCTGACCCATTACGTTTTGTAGTAGTGTTGATCCAGCTCTTGGTAATGAGCTTTGAAAAAATATCTTTTGTACCATAATTATTATTTTAAACTTTCTATTATTTCATTTATGTCAAAAATGTTTGTATCAAACATAGGGCATTCGTGTACTGTACCATTAAAATTATAATCAAATAAATAACTATCTGGTAATTTAACGGTTGTGGGTAATGTTGCAATTATATTGTTATGTAAATTATAACCAAATACTATTGGTGATGTCCCTACCCATAAAACAGTTGATTGTAACCCCATTGCTGCCGATGCGTGTTGCAAACAAGAGTCAATTAATATTCTTTTTTGAGAATAGGCCAGTAAGGAAAATAATTCCATATTTGACATTGATTCAAAAAACGCCTCCACATTATTTAACACATTTGATTTATCTCTACATATTTGGATAATATGATAATATTTTGAGAAGTGGTCAACTAATTTCTGGGCAACATCATAAGGAATATCTCTAGTCCAAGAATATGGGAACGGTTGTTCTTGTAGTGGTCCTCCGTTTGTTTGAATAACCATTACTGGTTTATCTCTTGCCCACTTATTCTGAGCTATTTGTTGTTGCCTTAAATTAAAAGAAAGGGATGGTTGTTCTCCATTATATTCTAATCCAAGTAACTTACACCAGTTAACAATTAGAGGTAATTTTTTATTAATATGGTCCGATGTAAAATATGGTTCGTGTTTAAAAATTAAACTTTCCTTATCTTTAATGTAATCATCATAAAAATAAGGTGTCATACCAACACGATAAACCCTATCAACATAATCCAAATTTAAAAACACTTCCGGATATGCACAAACTATTATTAGTTCTCTATCCGGATGATTATTTTTTATACATTTTGCAACCGCGGTTGATAAAACATGTTTACCTAAACCACCCTCTACGTGAAATATACTATATTTTTTTTCCATAATTTTATTATATAAATTAATTAACTATTAGTAAAGTTAATTACTTGGTTTATTTTATTAATAACCATTTCTGGTGTTATACTCCTATGACATTCATTTTCTCTTTCAGTGTTTAAAAATATTGGACAACTACTTTTAATGTTTGGAAACATATTAAAACATCCGTTACATACATAAGGATTTTCAACTCTAAAACATTCAAACTCGTTTTGTTTTTTAGTGAAGTTTGATATCATAACAACAGGAACTCCATACGCCCACGCCAACCAAGATAACCCAGAAGATAAACCAATAAAAAATCTTGATTCTAAAATATGATTTAATGAAACATTTATATCGTTGTTTCCGTGAAATCCTTTTGCGTTTTGTAAATTTAATGTATTTTCATACGAAACATTATAAACATCAAAATTACTATTAACCAATTCATTTATGATTGTTTGCCAACCATCCTTATATTCCCATTTTGATATTTCCTTTATTGTTTCAGGACCCATCGTTATTTTATTTTTATTTATGATTCTTTGTTTGGGTATTACTGGACATTTACCTGGTTTTGTTTCTTGAGGTAAGAACATTGTATCTTTTGCAGCATAAAACATTCCACCAAGAGTATGGGACATATTATCTTTATGGTACCCAACATCAATTAACTTATCTATCTCAATAGATTTAGATTGATTTGCGTTTATAAACTCATACTTTGGATTTGTTGACTTTAGTAAGTGGGGGAAGAATGTTGATATATAAACTTTTTTTGGTTTATGATATTCCATAAACGGGTCTATAAGGGATGAAAAACATATCGTATCTCCCAAACAAAAAGAATCAAAATGTAATAAAAGTTCTTTATCTTTAAAATTAGATAAATTAGGATCTCTTTCAGTATATTTTAATAGTTCTGAATTATCGTAATGTCTTTTAACCATTTTTTAATTTAAGAATTTTAGAATAATAATCAAACCAATATTTTTCTTGCCAAATTGTTCCTTCTTCTAAAAAGACCAATGGTTTGTTTTGCCAAGGTTTTTTTGCAATAAAATGTAATATTTTAATATATTTAGGTAAACCCGAATTTTTAAATATTTCTTTAGAATATGTTTTTAAATAATTGTATTCGATAGAAATTGGGGTGATAATATCACTAAAGTAGTGGTCAATAATATCTTGGTCTAAATGTTCTGTAATTCCATAAATTGTTGTTAAATGAATTAAATCATTTGTTATTTTTTCATTTAAAAATTCTTTACTAATTACCATTACCCCAGTGTTATATTGGTCAATATAAAGTTCTCTTACTGCACCAAAAGGTTTTTCATAATCAATCAAATAATCTATGTTACCTAATACAACAATGTCACAATCTAAAAATATAATCTTATCAAATTCCGTTAATGAAAAAATTTCATATTTTGTATAATCACCAAACATTCTTTGTTGGTCTTTTAATTTTTCTATCTCAAAATATTTTTCAGTATCAAACTTTTTTATATGAATATTGTTGTATATTTTTCTTGAGGTAATTAAATCTTCAGGGTTTAAATCGTTACTAATTATAACAAATGGAATATTTTCATTTACAACTCTTGGGTTGTTATCAATTAATGATTTTAACATTACTTCAAACCCGATTAGATAATCTTTATTACAAACACTTACAAACATATCTTAAATATAAAAAATCAAATGTAAAAGTGTATTAAATAAAAAAACCCCTCTTTGTGGGAGGGGCTAATAATATTTTTAATTATTATATTATCCTAAGATGACCACCTTGCACGACATCTCCAATTAATTATTGTGGATGTATCACCTTCATCGTTATTTTGAACACTAACAATTATAGTGTCGTCGGCATAAGTCAAAACACTTGTAACACTTGAAGGAAATGTTGACTGGTTTAGATTTATAGTAGGTCCGTCTGCTGACAATTCATACAATGAACCTGTATCTCCAGATAATAAATATCCAGATGTAAATTCTTGTGTTAATCCTGATAAATAATTGTTATCATAAGCATTACACCAAATTTTTACATTTGTTGTTCTAAATTCTTGTGGTGTGATAAGTATTTCTATAATGTTTGCACTAGTACCTCCAGTTATTGTAACATCTGCAGTGTTATATCTAAAGTTGTTTAAATCTACGTAAGATCCAGAATCATTATTATTGGTATAAATATAAATCTGACCGTTATCAACACTAATTTGGGACTCATTATTGTCGTCAGATGATGTGAGTGTAATTCCGCCTGATCTTAAATTAAACAATGAATTTGACGTAACTCCAGATTTTGTAACACCCATATTAATTTCTCCAGAAATAGATGTAAAATCATTTACCGATAATGAAGCAAACTCTAAATTAGATTTTATCAAGGTTCCGTTTGTCATAACAATATCACTACCAGTTTCATTACCAATTGAAATTACTTCAGATAATGATGGTGTATTACCAGTAAAATCATTACCAACAATAACCAAACCATTTGAGTCAATGCCTAAACTATTAACTGAAGTGCCTGTTGATATATTTCCAATATTTAAATAAGGAACATAAACTGTGTCATCTGTTGTTCCTGTAATACCAGAACCACCAATAACCACAATTCTATCTCCCATAATAACCGAATTATTTGATATCGCAAAAGAACAATCCCCAATTACGGTATTTGTATATCCCCCAGATACGGTTGACCCATATCCTGAAACGGTATTTCCATATCCCCCAGCAATAACTGAATTATATTTTATTGCGGTGTTAAATGAACCACCCCCGATTGTTACACCATCTAAATAAGCTTTATTACAAATACCTCCAGATATTGTGGCGTAAGTCCCATAGTTTTGATTTCTTGTACCACCGGCAACCACAGAAAAGTTTGATACCGATGTGTTTGAGTTACCCCCACCAACAACAGAAGAACTTCCTAAGTTTGCATTATTACAACCACCACCAACAATTGAGAAGTCAGCAATAGATGTGTTGTTTAAACCACCTCCGATTATCCCATAAAGGGAATTAACCGTATTATTTTCCCCACCACCAACTACGGTACATTCACAAGTGGAAACGTTAAATGTTCCACCAGCAACAACCGATAAAGAATCAGATGCGGTATTATTTTTACCACCACCAATAAATGAAAACTCACCATTGGCAACGTTTAATGAACCACCAAGAATCCCAGAACAAAATCCTGAAGATGTGTTTAAAAACCCTCCACCAACAACCGAGTTATAACAAGACGATGTGTTATTTTGTCCACCACCAACAAATGAATATTTTCCTGATGAGGTATTTTGATAACCACCTGTTACTGTCGCATATTGTCTAATTGCGGTGTTTTGATTATCACATCTTACTGTTGATGTTAGTCCACCAATAGGGTCGTTTATAATAACATATGCCATTTTTATTTTTTTTTATTAATTTTTTATTTTTAAAAACCCCCAAGTTTCCCTGGGGGTTATTTTGTTAAAGAGATATTTTTAATGTACCACTATCATTCCATACGTATCCGGTTATCCCAGGATCAGTAGTTGGTAAACCATCCATTCTTACTTCAGTAGTCGGTTGTCCACCTCCACTTACAGTAAAGTTATTAACATATGTGTGATATGGTCTATCAGAAGTTATATTACAACCAACAATATGTGAGTGAATACAAGTCGCTTTGTTTGAACACCCTCCGATAATTGATGTGAAATCTCCTGCCGATGTGTTAAGAGTTCCTCCACCAACAGTTGCGTTTAAACCTACCGATGTGTTAGATAAACCTCCAGATACAGTACCGTTGGTTGACGATGATCTAACAACGTTAGATCTACCACCACCAATGTAACCATACTGACCACAAACTTTATTTCCACAACCACCAAATATACTACCAAAAGATGATGGAGATAATACCATATTATTATAACCACCCCCAATTGACCCATAAAGACATGAGTTTGTGTTTAATCTACCTCCACTAATCACAGAACCACAAGCGGTTAATGTATTAATATTACAAGCACCACCCCCAATTGTTGAATTCCATATTAAAGATTGGTTACTAAATCCACCAGCAACTACGGTTGAAACCCCTGATGAAATATTTAACATACCCCCACCAACTACGGTTTGATAACATGATGATGTATTACTACAACCACCACCAATAAATGAGTAATATCCAGAACTTGTATTAGATCTACCTCCCGCAATTGTTGAATAAGGGGAAGCGGCATAGTTATTAAAACCACCTAAAATTGAAGATCCGTTAGAATATGAAGAGTTAGTACAACCTAACGCAATTGACGAATTTGCTGAAGCTATGTTTGAGTTTCCAGCCCTTATTGAAGAACCTACTCCAGTACCCGCAACTATAACACCAGTTAATCCAGTAAATGTAATTCCACCAATAGAAACTGTTCCGTTTTGTCTTTCTAAGTTTAAGATACCAGTACTATTATCAAATGTACCTCCAGTTACATAATAATCATTATTTAAGAAACCAGTTGCGGTAACAACGTTTCCATTATTTAATGATAAATCTAAAGTTCCGTTAGAGTATGTTGCTCCAGTTACAAAATTATTTAATGTTTGGAATCCTAATACACTGATTGGGGCTTGTCCATTATTTTGGAGTAATGTTAATTCTCCAGTTGACGCACTATAAGTAGCTCCGGTTAAGAATGTATCCGTACCACCTGTATAAAGTCCATTTATTGTAACAGAACCATTTTGTCTATCTAATGTTATTGAACCATTAGAATAAGTTCCACCAGTTACATAGTAATCTGTGAATCCTGTAATTGTTACTGTTGATCCGTCAGTATTTGTTAAAGTTAAATCTCCAGCAGCAAAAGTACCACCAGTTAAGAACACATCAGTGTATCCAGTTGTAAACCCTGACACATCAACTGTTTGTCCAGATGTGTTTGTAAATGTTACAACACCTGTACTAGAATTATATGTACCTCCGGTTAAACCTAAGTCAGTTGCTAAAATCCCTAAACTTACCGTATAATCGTTACCATCGTTAACGGATGCCGTTAATGTAAATCCACTAGTGTCAAATGTTAAACCAGTTAAGAAATAATCTGTTGTTGACGAACCAACAACAACATTACCTGAACCATCAACCGCTAAGTTTGAAACTGGAGTTGTTGCTCCTACTGTTTGAATATTTAAATATGGTACGTAAACAGTGTCGTTATTAGTTGATATAATATTTTGACCACCAACAACTGCACTTCTAGTTCCAACTGCGGTATTATTACAACCACCAAGTATCATTGAATATAAACCGGATGTTGTATTTAATCTACCCCCACTAATCACTGACCCACAAGCGGTTGGTAATGTTGTGTTACACGCACCACCACCAATTGTTGAATTCCATATTGATGCTGCGTTACGGTAACCTCCACTTACTGTTGTTGATACTCCAGAAGATGTATTACTGTAACCACCACCAATTGATGCGCTTACGCAAGTTGATTTATTATATCCACCACCACCAATTGATGAATAGCACCCTAGTGATATGTTATAAAGTCCACCACCAATTGATGACTGAGTCCCTAATGATGTATTATTCCATCCACCTCCAATTGAAGATTGAACCCCTAATGATGTGTTAAAACACCCACCACCAACAGTAGCTTGATTATTACAAGTTTTATTACCCCAACCACCAACAATACTTGACATATAACCTTGTGTTTGGTTTGAATAACCTCCACCAACAAATGAATACGCACCAGTCGCAGAGTTAAAATAACCACCCGCAACTGTATCGGTAACGCTGTTTGCAAGGTTGGATACACCTCCACCAACAGTAGCACCATACTGTGTTGCTACGTTATTATAACCACCAATTACTGTTGAATATTGTCCCGAAGCACTGTTATTATTATTTTTTCTAACTGTTGAGGATCCTCCTGTCCCCGCTATAATAACTGCGTCATCAATTCCAGAAATATTAACAGTACCGTTTTGTTGTTGTATTGTTATTGTTCCTGTTGATGGTGTGTAATATCCTCCAGTTACGTAAACATCTGTGTATCCAGTTAAGAAACCGGTAACATTAAATGTTCCTCCACTACTATTTGTAAATGTTGCGGTACCACTGTTAAGGTCATAAGTACCTCCAGTAATTGTCATATCTGAAGAAAGTATACCTAAATTAACCGTATCGGTAAATCCGTCATTTCTTTCTATTGTTAAATCATAATTAAGAGTATCAAAAGTCATTCCGGTAACATAAATGTCCGTAAACCCTGTTGTAAACCCGGTTATTAAAACAGATTGTATTTGACTATCTAACGTTAAAGTTCCCGTATTGTTATCATATGTTCCTCCTGTAACATATGAATCTAATGCCGTAAATCCTGTGATTGTTACTGTTGAACCATCAGTATTTATTAAAGTTAAATCTCCAGCGGCAAAAGTTCCACCAGTTAAAAAAACATCTGTATATCCGGTTGTAAAACCTGATACGTCAACAGTTTGTCCAGAAGTATTAGTAAATGTAACAACACCAGTATTAGGGTTGTAAGTACCTCCGGTTAAACCTAAGTCGGTTGCTAAAATACCTAAACTTACACTATAAGAATTACCATCGTTAACGGATGCCGTTAATGTGAATCCACTATTATCAAAAGTTAAACCAGTTAAGAAATAATCTTGTAGTCCATTAATAATAACATTACTACCATCATTATTATCTAATGTTAATGTTTGTGTATTATAATCTAACGTACCTCCGGTAACAAAAATATCTTGTGTTAAAAATCCTCCAGTTGTTAAACTAACTCCATTGTTGTTATCTAAAGTTAATAAACCAGTGTTAGTGTCAAAAGTAAAACCTGTTGCAAATACATCTTGAGTAATAAATCCTCCAGTTGTTAGATTAACACCATTGTTATTATTCAAAGTTAATAAACCTGTGTTATTGTTAAAAGTAAGACCTGTTGCAAATACATCATTACCAACAACAACGTTTCCATTTAAATCTATTCCTAAATTATTTAGAGATGTTGTTGACCCGACAGTATCAACATTTAATTGTGGCACATATACTGTGTTTGATTGAGTACCAATAATATTACTACCACCAAGTACAACACTTCTAGTTCCAACTGCGGTATTATAAGAACCACCAACAACTGATGAATAATTACCAAGAGTTGTATTAAATTCACCATTACCTATAAATGAATCACACCCAAGACCGGTATTGTTATCTCCTCCTGTTACCGTAGAACCAGATCTAGAAACGTTATTATCACCACCAAGTACAATTGATTTTGTATCATTTGCGGTATTACAATAACCACCAGCGATTACAGAATATCTACCTATTGCACTATTATAAGAACCACCACCAACGGTTGACCCATATCCGGTTGATTTATTATAAGCTCCTCCGGCGATTATAGAGTAAGTATTATTGGAAGTATTTCCTCTACCTCCACTTACCGTTGAATACACCGCAGCAGCTGAATTTCCTTGTGAACATCTAACGGTAGATGTAGTTCCACCAGTTAAATCGTTAATTATTACAAAAGCCATTTTGTTTGTTTGTTTTTAATGTTTATTTAATTTCTTTTATTTGATAAATATCTCAATAAAAGATAAATAAAGAATTAATCTAAAAAAAAACGAAAATTTTATATGTAACTAAATTAAAAAACTTGTTGTGGTGGTTGTGGTATGTCCCCCAATAGTGTAAGTAAAATCATTTGGTTCACAAACTACTATATCACAATCAGGACAAAATGGGTTAAACATCCTAAATTTTTCCTTTAATAAATTAAAGTTGTGTCTTATTTCTGAAGCATTTATTGGTTCAACATACATTCTAAATTGTGAAATACCACCTTCAAAAGTACCCCCAAATTCTTTTTCTAATAAAATATTTGTTGTTAATCCGGATAATGATGTTCCGGACAAAATTGATGTTGGAAAACACTCTGGGTCTTGAATATAATTACTATAAGGAAGGGTACAAGAAGAAAATGTTAAATTTTCGTGAAGACCCTGAGTTCCCCCTCCCCAAGATATATTAAAAGGAACCCCTAATTGTTTTTCTTTATCGGTATTTAAAGCTCTTGGTATCACTTCCTCAAAGTCCTCAATTGTATAATGTAGTTTACCGTTAACATATATTTTTAATCTACCATCCCTAAATTTTTTATCTTCAATCCAACTATAATTAAGGTTAACAATATCAACACTTAATTCTATTTTTAACCCATTAGTATAAGGAGGTTTAATTAGTTCAACGGAATTGTTTGCCAAACTTTCTAAAGGTTCTGTTTTTGTAATATTACCTAACCCACCTCTGTACCATAAGTCACAATTGTCCAAATATGAATATCTTTCCCATACAACATCAAGTAAAAACCAATGTTCTAAATTTAAAAATTCTGGATTAATATTTTCACAATAAGAGTATATTGGAGGAGTACACCATTCTTGTATTGTATAACCTGTAACAAATGTTTGACCTGTTATTGTGGTTCCTGTTGTAATACAATCTCCGGTAAACTTAAGAACTTTAATTCCAATACCAGGATTTTTAGGGTCTCCACATAATTTAAATGAAATATTATTTGACATAGAATCATATAAAGGGTCTTTCTCACAAGTATCCTCAATTGAAGTGTAACCTGTTGGGGTGCAATCCAAACAATCCAAACAAGTATCGCAAACAGCACAACTTGGAGTACAAACCGGAACAATGTGATCACAAGTTGGTATTGGACTTGGTGTAGGTGTTGGTGTAGGTGTTGGGGGTATTATTGTTACACAAGGGTGATTAAAACATTCCCACCCACAAGTTAAACAAGCGGAGTCTCCACATCCACACCCACAAGTTAATTTTTTTTCAGTTAACCCACCACATTTGTCACAACCATAATTTAAATGAGGGTCATATTGACCATTTATAGATCTTGGGGGATACACAAAAATACATCTACTATTTGTTATAGTTTCATTACAACAAGCGCAAGTTTGTAAACAATTGGATAAAGGGGTGGTAACTCTAGTATAACCGGTAAAACAATTTGGTGTTCCATCGGCGTAATGATAAAACTTATTTTCCGCCCTAGTCCCCAAATAAAAAAAAGTATTTTTGTTTTCAGGATAAATTAAATTTAAAGTTGTTTCTCCAGTTGAGGGACCAAACTCATCGCAGAATCTTGGTTTTAAAACCATTTCAACAGACCAACCTTTATTTATTCTTTCCGGTAAAATTTCATAATCATAACCAAAAAGTTTATAAAATCCCTGATAGAACCCACCATACAATTCGTGGTATTTACCTGCGGTTGGGTCTATCTTACTAACAACCTCATATAAGGTATAATTAGATATACCAGAAAATTTATTATATTCACCAGTATAACCAGTTACTTGTATTAACTTTAACCTTCTATCAACGTGTAACCTATCAAATTTAACGGTGTCGTCAAATAAACCATTTGTAAAAAATAATTCTTCTCCAGACATTTTATTAACCAAACCATTATCAATACCTGTTAACCCAATATCACAAACGGTTGATGCCGAATAATTACAAAAATTTTCTTTTTTTGGGTTATAATAATTTTGGGAAACAAATATATTGTTTGGGTTAAAATTTTTATATGTTAATGTTAAATCCTGTGCGGTTAATGGGTTATCAATATCAAAGTATACCGGTAACTTATTACCATATGTTTCTGCAATTAAATATGGTGAAAATATAACCTCCTCATAATAATCCCTTTCATCTGAAGTTAGGGACATGTCCATACTATCAGAAATCATATTAAGATTATATTTTTTATAAACGTATTGGTTAATATTTTGTTGTGCCATACTTTTTATTTATAAATACAACAAATCAAAGTATTTATATGAAAAACTGTTTATGATTGAGTTTGAAAAAGAATATTTTAATAAACCATATTATTTCTTTTTAAAGGATAGGGGGAATAAAATATCTTTGCATTATTCTGTATCTGAAAATTTAAATGAGGCAAAGAAAGAAGATAACAAAATGGACTTCCCTAAAAAAGAAGAAAAAAATGTTAAAAATTTTATTTCAAAAACCCTTAAAGATAGTAGAAAAATAAGTTTAGATTCTATAACTAAAAATTTAAAAAAATTAGTTTCCTCAACTAAAGATGAGGTGGTTGAAACAAAATTATTAGGGAAGATACTTTCAAAATCAATAACCTCATTTGTTAAAGGGGGTGATTTTAAATTAGATAAAGAGGACGTTGATTTTATTAAATCACAATCAAAAGATATTTTAAAATTAATACCAATTATTGTTTTTCAATTGGTTCCAGGATCAACAATTGCAACTCCATTTATAATTTCATTAGCGGATAAAGCGGGTATTAGATTAAATAGTAAAATACCTGAAAAATATAAAAAGAAAGAAAAAGAAGGTGGTGAATTAGATGAATTTGTTGATGCGGATGGAAGTTTTTCTTCTTCAAACATACCAATTTTAGATATGGGACAACACACTCAATGGACACAAGACCAGAGAGCCGCATTAATTAGAAACGCTACCGGTATGTTCCCTCAAAGAGCTAGAATATTTTATGGGGAATCAAAAGAAAATAAAACACCATTAGAGGAAGAAAATTACTCCGACACTTATGGGTATGCGGAAATGGAAAATGTAAACTCATTTAATGAATGTTTAGAGGTTTTTGAAGAGTTGGGGGTAAAAGATCCGTTTGAAAGATATGAAAGATGTATGAGTTTTGGTTACGACCCTGAACTTGATGTAGAACTTAAACAAGAAAAAAAACATGGTGAGTGTGAGGATTGTGATGTTAAAATGAGAATCAACGAACTTAGAAAAGATAAGATGAAAAAAATGATTGATGAAATCTTATTGGATAAAAAGAAAAAATCTGAGGATGTTGTAAAAAAAGATTCTGATGAAGACGATGAATCCCCAATAAGTAAAATACTTTTAAGAAATATAGAATCAATTAAGAAAATTGCAGAAAAAGAAGGTATTGATTTAAATAAATTAATAAAACATTTAAAAGAAGGTGAATAAAGATTTATATGGACAAGTTATTTATCTACCAAAGGAGATAGTTGAATACTTAGGGATTTGTTTTAACCACTTACCTAATTCTGACACCTCGATTGAAGGACATAAAAGAAACCAAGAATTAAGAGATACTGGGTATGTTACTTACCAACAATTAGGGAGGATTAAAAATTGGTTTGATAATTATTCTGGGGACGGAAAAGACGCTCCATATATTTTAAATGGTGCGGATTATATGAAAAGTTGGACCGATAGGACCTTAGAGAGTATGAGAAATGGGGATTCGTTCACAAAAAGGATTGAAACTGAACATATGCCAGAACCAATTGATGGTAAAGTATATGACGATATGGGTTGGTTAGCAGATATGAATAGACCATCTAAAGAACATAGTAAGTTTACGGATGATATAAAAATCACTGAAAACCTTAAAAAAATAAACAAAATAATGCAAAAACTACTTTAAAATGGCAACTAGTGAAAGATTAGATTTTAGTCAACCAATGAATGATTTAGGTCAAATTGGTGAAGAGCAAAGAAAAAAATTATTTCCAAAGAATGATTATAAAGAACAAAATAAATATTCAGCAACAAATCCTGACGCTCTTGGTGATGGTGATGAGTTTGGTAAAGGTACCGGTATTTTCTTAGATACCGCGAATGGAGGTTCTTCTGTTGATACATTAGAAAGAATTAATGAAATTAAAATTAACGAATATCAAATAGACAAACCTTATACCACTCCATCGGCATAATGAAACTTTACAATAACTATAATAAACTTATTCTTGAAATAGCTTCAATAAATAATATTGTAGACGCTATTAAGAAAAGGCAGCGTGTTATTGTTTATTATGAAGGAGATGAACCAGGGGGAAAAGGATTAAGAATTGTTGAGCCGGTTTGTTTTGGTTATAGTAAAGCAGGTAATCCAGTTTTACGGGCGTGGGATTTAGAAGGGGCTTCTCACAGGGCTTATCTTGGTAAAAAACCTCTACCTAGTTGGAGATTATTTAGAGTAGACAAGGTAATTACTTTTAAACCAACAACCGAGACATTTAATGAGGCAAGACCAAATTATAATCCGTCTGGTGATAAAAGTATGACTAAAGTCATTATAAACGCAGTATTTTAATTATATGAATAACGAAGACCAATTATTACAAAAATTAATGATATCCAAAAAAATTATGGAAAAACATAACGAAATGGGTAGAGGAAATGGAGGTTCTATGAATATGGACCGTCCTGTGGTTGAGGAGTATCGACCAGTTAACGCAAAATATAACGTTCCCCAAGAATATTTACAAGAATCGGAACAAACACAACAACCTTATTTATCTGAATTACCAAGAGAAAATACTAAACCTGTTGGATCTCCTACTACGGACGCAATTAAAAACTCTAGATTGCCGGATGAAATAAAAAGATTAATGATGGAACACCCAATACAACAACCAACTATGGGAGTTAATACAAGTGCAACATTGTCTAATGATTTGATAGAAAGAGCGTCTAGATTAATGAATACAAAACCAAATGGTAGTTTAATAGAAAATACTACGGTTAAAAAACAACAACCACAAAATTTATCACTTAATTCTATTAATGCTGATGATATTAAAAGTATTGTAAGAGAAACTGTTCAGGATGTGTTAAGAGAGAATGGTCTTTTAATTGAGTCAACATCAAACAGTAACGAACTTTTTAAATTTAAAGTAGGGCAACATTTGTTTGAGGGTAAATTAACAAGTGTTAAGAAAGTTGCTAAATAAATTTACTTAAAATTAATTTATCCCATTCTCTTTGAGTTTGGGATTTTTTTATTTTATGGGTTGATATTTTTACAATATTTAAGTATCTTTTCCTTATATGGAAAAAATCAATGTACTAGTACTCCCTTCAGACCAATCAGGTGTTGGTAAATTTAGGTCAACTGACCCCCACATTAAATTACAGAATATGTATCCAGATGATTTCCATGTGGATATTGAGTATCAACCAAATGTAAACGACATTAATTTTTGGAAAAAATATCAAATTGTACATTTCCATAGAACAATTGGGTCTGATTACGATAACACACCTATACTTATTAAGCAATTACAAGCTATGGGAATTGTTGTTGTTGGTGATATAGATGATTATTGGTTACCAACAAAAGAACACCCGATTCACCAATTAATTATTCAAAATAAATTATACGAAAAAATTGTTGCAAATTTAAAAGTTGCCGATTATGTTATTACAACAACAGAAATTTTTGCCAATGAAATAAGAAAATTTAATAAAAATGTAATTGTTTTGCCAAATGCAATCGACCCGAATGATCCACAGTTTAATGAACCAACATTACCTTCAGAAAAAATTAGAGTTGGTTGGTTAGGTGGTTCATCACATTTACACGATTTAAAATTACTTGATGGAACAGTTTCAAAACTATCACAACAACAAGATAAGTTACAATTTTATCTTTGTGGGTTTGATATAAGAGGTACCGTTACCGAAATAAATCAACAAACAGGAGAAAAAACTCAAAGACCTATTAAACCTGAAGAAACCGTTTGGGTTAAATATGAACAAATATTTACTAATGATTACAAAATAATAACACCAACATATAAAGATTATCTTAATACTTTTGTTGAGAATGATTACTCTGGTGTTGAAAATGAAAATTATGTTCGTGTTTGGACTCGTCCTGTAAGCTCATACGCAAAAAACTATTCCAAGTTTGATATATCACTAGCTCCTATTAAAAATCACATCTTTAATAGAATGAAATCACAATTAAAAGTTATTGAGGCTGGGTTCTATAAAAAAGCATTAATCGCTTCAAATGTTGGTCCATATACCATTGATTTAAAACACGCACTAGATAAAGGTCAATTTACCGACGGTAACGCTTTATTAGTTAATGAAAATAACAACCATAGTGATTGGGCAAAAAATATTAAGAAATTGGTTGACAATCCAAATATGATTGTTGATCTTGGTGAGAGGTTGTATGAAACAGTAAGTGTTAAATATAATCTTAATTTTGTGACGGCCGAACGTGCATCTTTTTACAAATCTTTAATAAAATAATTTATGATTAATATACCTATAACAAAAATTTTGTTTCTTGATATAGAAACAGTTGGTGGATGTAAGGACTGGGAAAATTGTCAAGAAAATAATCCAGGAGTTGCAAGTCAATTTGAAAAATATTTTGATTGGTTCCTAAAAAGATTTCCTGAAGATAATTTAAACAACCAAGATGAAAATCAATTAAAAAATACGGTGTTTGTAAAAAGAGCCGCTTTAGTTCCAGAGTTTGCAAAAATTGTATGTGTTTCTATGGCGTTTGTTATGGATAATGGTGACATTAAAAAACAAACTTTTTCTGGTGATGATGAAAAAAAACTTTTAAGTGATGTAAGAAATCTTTTAGATAGATGTCACAAGTTGGATTTTTATCTTTGTGGTCACAACCTTAAAAACTTTGACATACCTATGTTGGCAAAACGAATGATTATAAATGGAATTATGCCTTCAAAGATTCTACCTTCTTACGATACAAAACCTTGGGAAGTAAAGGCGATTGATACTAAAGAAATATGGCAATACGGATCATATACCTCAATTGGTTCTTTAGATCTTATGTGTACTTGTCTTGACATACCAACACCAAAAGACGGTGAAGTAACCGGAGATAAAGTACATCATGCATACTGGAATGAAAATAAATTAGAGGCAATCTCAGAATATTGTGAGAAAGATGTTAATGTTTTGATTGACACTATAAAAAAATTAAAAGAATTAAAATAATGGGAATAGAAGATTTGTTTGAAGATTCAATAGAGGACACTGACTACAATCAAATAATTGAGGAGTATGGTCTTGATGTTAAACAACTTGAGAAGGATATGGGAATTTATCAACCTACAATGGATTTAAGGTTCTCCTTCTCAAATGAAGGATCAATTACACCTAAATACGCATACCCTACAGATTCAGGTATGGATTTATATTCAACTGAAGATATTGATGTAGACCCTTTTGGTAGAGTTTTAGTTCCAACTGGAGTTCATTTTGATATTCCAGAAAATTACGAAATACAAGTAAGAACTAAAAGTGGTTTAGCTCTTAACCAGGGATTAATGGTTTTAAATAGTCCTGGCACTGTAGATCAAGGTTATACGGGAGAAATTAAAGTTATTTTGATGAATATGAATAACGAAGTAATCACCGTAAATAAAGGACAAAAAATTGCACAAGCGGTTCTATGTCCAGTGGTTTCAGGTAAATGGGTTAAATTAATTGAGGTTAAAAAATTAGAAAATAAAGAAAGAAGCGATAACGGCTTCGGATCAACAGGAATTTAAATCATGAGAGTTGCGTTAGTTTGCATTGCAAAAAATGAAGAATTATATATCCAAGAGTGGATTGATTATAATAAAAAATTAGGGTTTGATGATATAATCATTTACCAAAATGACTGGAGATGGTCAGGTGAGAACGATAACGTTCATAAAATAGATTTTGATGGGTTAAATAAACAAAGAGACGCATATAATCACTTTATTAAACATAATGTTAATAATTTTGATTGGGTTGCATTTTTTGATGTTGATGAGTTTTTAGTTTTAAAAAAACATGATAATATCAAATCTTTTCTTTCCGACTATGAGGAATTTCCGGCCGTAGGAATAAATTGGGTGTTATTTGGTGATAATGGACATAAAACCGTTAACGGTGATTATAACGTAGTAAAAAGATTTACTAAAAGACAGAAAGATGTGAATTTACACGTTAAATGTATTGTAAAATTAACACCAACAACACATATGAGTGTTCATAACCCGAGTTCTGTTTGGGTTGACACCCATAAACGACAAAATACAGGTCCATTTACTCAAATACACACTGACGATATTGCGCAGATAAACCACTATTTTTGTAAAACACAAGAGGAATTCCAATTAAAATGTGACAGAGGTAGGGCAGATATGTTTAATACTAAACGAAACATAGGTGAGTTTGAACCTCACAACACTAACGACACGGAAGACTTAACCGCATATAATTTCTTTTACAAATGATAACAATAGTTTACTCAACACATAAGGATTCAAACCACAATAGTAAATTTCAAAAACATCTAAGGGATACTGTTGGGTTAAAGGACGTTCAAATTTTAGAATTTGAGAATCATAATCAATTCTCATTATCTCAAGTTTATAACAGTGGTATTACAGAATCAATATATGATATTGTAGTTTGTTGTCATAACGACATTAAACTTGAGAAAGGTTGGGGTAAAAAATTACTAAGGGATTTTGAAGATAACTCCGACTACGGTATTATTGGTAAGGCCGGTTCTTGTTATTTTCCTGAGTCAGGAGTTTACTGGGAAAGATTAAAACAAACTATGGTTGGTCAAGTTTATCATCACCCTAAAGGTCATAACAAATGGTTAAGTAAATATTCCTCTAAATTGCCATTTTTAATTCCAGTTGTAACAATTGATGGTCTTTTTATTTCGTTTAATAAAACAAAAATAAAACACACCTTTGACGAGTCAATTGGTAAATTTCACTTTTATGACCATTTATTTTGTATTCCAAATTATATAGATGGAGTAAAAATTGGAGTGACTTCGTCTTTTGAAATCACTCACGAATCTGTTGGCCAACCAAATCAAGAGTTCTGGGAAAGTAAGGAAAAATTTGTTGAGAAGTGGGGTAATAATTTACCTTTAGATTTAAAACCTGAGATTCCATACGTACCAACAATTAAAATAAAACAATTAAAAAATGTTGGTAAGATTGCGATAATAATACCAACAAAAGGTAACACACAAATGTTATTTGATTGTGTTAATTCATTTTACCAACAATGTGATTCAAAATTATTTGATGTTTTTATTGCGGATACCGGGTCAACAAACGAAGAAAAAGAATGGGTAAAAGAAAAAATACTCCCAATGGGGAATATAAAATTAATTGAATATGATTATTATAATTTTGCAAAAATAAATAATGATGTTGTTAAAAACCATATTGGTAAAGAATATGAATTTTTACTTTTTTGTAATAATGATATTAAAATATTAAATAATGTTATTTATGGAATGTTAAAGGTTTTTAAAACATACCCTAAAACTGGAACTGTGGGGGCTAGGCTTCATTTTGAGGATGGCACAATCCAACATAATGGAATAATAGCCTTTTTTGACTCAAACAAAATTGTACAATTATCTCACATTGGCCTAAGAAATTATTACAATTATTCCACAGGAGTTAATCCGGTTATTGGTAATACTGCGGCATTAATGATGATAAGAAAAAGTTTATTTGAATCTTGTGGATTTTTTAATGAGGGTTACCAAACGTGTTTTGAAGACGTGGAATTAAATGCAAAATGTATCATAAAGGGTTATATTAATTATTGTGATAGTTCTTCAGTTTCTTATCATTTAGAAAGTGAAACAAGAAAAAAAGATACAGAAAAAAACGAAAAAGAAAGAAATGATTATGCGGAATTACTTTATCCATTTATGCTTAATCACGTTAAAGAATTAAAAAATTTCTTTTATCAAAATAAATAAATAATATAAAAATAAAAGTATGAAGTTAGGAATTAGTTATAATGTTTTTGATGGAGAAGAACTATTAGAAGATTCAATAAAACAAATAAGAAGTGAGGTTGATTACATAAGTGTGGTATATCAAACAACCTCAAATTTGGGTAATGGATGTGATGAAAATTTAGAACCTCTTTTAAATAGATTAGTTTCAGAAAAACTTATAGACCATTTAGATAAATATTCACCTTTTGGTATGAACCCTCACCATTGTGAAATAACAAAAAGAAATATAGGACTTGAGTTGTCAAAAAAGAATGGATGCACACATCATATGTCAATGGACACTGACGAATATTACGATATAAATGAATTTATAAAAATTAAAAACATAATACAAAAGAATGATTACGATTCTTCGTATTGTCAAATGAAGACTTATTATAAAACTTGGGAATACCAATTAGATCCACCTGAAGAATATTATGTATCTTTAATTTTTAAGATAAAAGAAAAATCTAATTACGTTTTTGGATATAGCTCACCTGTGTTAGTAGATCCTACAAGGAGAATGTCTGATATTACCAACCCAGTTGTTTTTAGTAGGGACCAAATTGAAATGCATCACGGATCCTACATTAGGAACGACATAAAAAGAAAATTATTAAACAGTTCCGCTTTCGTTAATTTCAAAGACGAGGTAAGTAAAATTGTTAATCATTATAACATTTGGAAGTTCCCAAATAAAGTTTTGTGGGGAGGTAAACCAAGTAAGTTATTAAATGTCATAAAAGTAAAAAATAAATTTTAGTATGGAAAATTATTGGGAAGAAAGTTTAAGTTTTAAAATACAACAAAAAAAGAATGAATGGATTTCTTTTATTAAAGAAATATCCAAAAATGGTAAACTAAAAAATTGTTTAGAGATAGGTTGTTATGATGGGGGTACAACTGTATTTTTATCTAATTTTTTTGAAAACCTTATAACCATAGATCAACAAATACAACCTAGATTTGATGAATTTAAATACACACATAATAACTCTAATTTATTTGGTTCCGAATATATAAAAACAAAATGCAATTTTAACTATATTTCAGGAAGTAGTCACGATAAAAATACCTATGATAAAGTAAAAAACACACTTAATGGTAATAAATTAGATTTACTTTTTATTGATGGAGACCATTCATATAACGGAGTTAAGTTAGACTTCAATATGTATTATGATTTTGTCAAAGATGGTGGTATAATTGCTTTTCACGATATTCATAGGAGTAATTTTCACGAAAATCACGGATGTTACGTTCACGATTTTTGGGATGAATTGATTGAAGATGGTAAAAATAACATTGTTTTCTTTGACTCGGATGCAAGTGATTTGTGGGGTGGTATTGGTTTAATTTACAAAACAAAAAATATTTAAATATGATTTACGATGGTTTAGTTTTTTATTCTTCCTTTTTTCCTGATGAAAAAAATATTTTCAGAGGTGAAAAATTTTTAACCACTATGGTAGAAAAATTTAAAAACCATTTAATATTTGTTGGTATTCAAACCGATACGATAAATACTTGGTTAGAAATATTAGAAAAATATAAAAATAGTGGTTTGAATATTATATACGAAAGGTGTAATCCTGAACTATACGTAAATTCAGATGTTGCGGGATATCAAAAGGCGTTAGAATTATTTTACTTAAATAAAGAAAATATAAAAGTAAAAGACAATAGTCTTGCGTGGTTTGGACACAGTAAAGGTGTTACAACTAATGAAATGTCTTGTCATAACTGGATGTTTGAGAATTTTTGGGGTAAACCAGAATTAATTATGGAAAAACTTTTTAGTAATAATTCTTATGGTTGTTATGGAACACATTTAAGTTTTTTACCAATATACGACACTAAAAAAATAAAAGACATTTGGACATCTTATTGTGATTTTACTTTTATAAAAAAACCTATAAAATTTATGTATGTTAATACATTTTTTGTTATTAAAAGTGAAATTTTTTTAAAAATGATTAATAATTTAAGTAAAAAATTTTTATACAAAAAAATTAATGGTGTTCACGGTGGTGAGGGTGATAGATATTTTTTTGAAAGAGATTTTATACATTTTGTTGATATGATGGGTTATGAACCAATATTTGAGACTTACGGACCAAATGTTACTTGGGGGGAAGTTAATCCAGATGAATACTATAAACATTTAAATGAATGAAAAAAAAATGAAATTACTAATTAAATTCCCAACAAGGGGTAGAAAAGAACTTTTTTTTAAAGTACTTGATAAATATTACGAATTATTAGACGATATTGATAATACAATATTTGTAATTACTTGTGATTTAGACGATAAAGAAATGAATGATGAATCTGTGATAAAAAAATTAGAAACTTATAAAAATTTATTTTTTTATTTTGGTAATTCTAAAACAAAAATAGAGGCGGTAAATTCAGATTTAGATAAACATAATGATTATGATATTATTTTATTAGCTTCGGATGATATGATACCACAAGTTAAAGGTTACGATAGTATCATTAGAAATAATATGAATGAATTTTACCCGGATACTGATGGTGTTTTATGGTATTATGATGGATACAGAAGTGATTTAAATACTCTTAGTATTTTAGGTAAAACATATTATAAACGTTTTAATTATATTTACCATCCTAGTTATGTTTCTTTTTATGCCGACAACGAATTTATGTTAGTCGCTAAAAGTTTAAACAAACAAACATATTTTAATAATTGTATAATTAAACATTTTCATCCAGATATTACAAAAGATGTTCACAATGAATATGATGAAACTTACATAAAAAACAATGTAAGTGGTGATGAAAAAATTTACCAAAAAAGATTAATAAACAATTTTAATAAACAATTTTAATATTAAATAAAGATGTATTACGGACAAAATAATGAAGACAAAATAATTAATGATTATATTTTGGAAAAACACGGACCAGATTATATTGGTACTGTTTTAGAAATTGGGGCAAATGATGGCATAACCCTTAGTAACTCAAAATTTTTTAGGGATCTTGGTTGGCAAGGTTTTTTAGTTGAGGCAGGGAAAAAACCTTTTGATAAATTAGTTGAAAACGTTTTAGGAAATAGTAAATGTTATAATGTTGCATTAGGTTCTGAAAATTGTAAATTAAAATTTTATGAAAGTGGTAAACAACTTGGGGAAAAGGACACGGGGTTAGTATCGTCTCTTATTATGGATGAAACTTTTAGGTGGAGACGTAGTGGTGTAACCTATGAAGAAAACGAAGTAGAATGTTTAACCTGGAATTCTTTTTTAGAAAAATACAATCTTACAGAACAAAGTTTTAACATAATTAGTATTGATATTGAAGGAATGGATTATATAGTTCTTAATCAAATTGATTTAAACAAAGTAAATTGTGAGGTTGTTTGTGTTGAGTTTAATGGTAAACAAAAAGACCTTTTTGTTAATTATTGTCAAAAATTCAATATGAATTTAATACACCAAAACGGTGAAAACTTAATTTTTGTAAAATAATAATAAAACCATATAAACATTTGAATAATAATAAAATGAATCCACACAAATCTTTAATAGAAAAACTAAATTCTAAAAACTATAACACATCTGAAAAAACGTATGACGAGGACTTCTATACGGACAATATTTTTGACTTATTAGAAGATGAATCAATAAATAACTTAAAAGGGGGATTTAATAGTCCATCAGATAATTTTAATAGATTTAAAGATATTATATCTGACCCAAACAATTTGTATATTAATAGAGTAGAAAATGCAGGTACTGTTGAAAACGGAATTATTACTTTACATAATGGTATAAAACTTAGTACTGAATATTACGGTAACTTTATTGAGATATTAAAATATAATTTAGGTGTTCACGAACCATCCGAAGAAAGAGCGTTTCAAAAAGTTTTAACTAAACTAGACAAAGGTTCTATTATGATTGAATTAGGTAGTTACTGGTCAATGTACTCAATATGGTTTATGAAAGCAATTGAAGATTCAATCTCTTACTGTATTGAACCTGACGCTAATAATATGAGGGTTGGAATTAAAAATTTTGAAATTAACGAATTAAAACCAAATTTTATACAAGGCAAAATTTCTAAATCCGATTTTAACCCACTAACGTTCTTTTTAAAAAATAATTTAGAAAAAATAGATATATTACATAGTGACATTCAAGGATATGAGGTAGAGATGTTGGATATGATACAACCTTATCTTTCTGAAAAAAAAATAAAATATTTATTTATTAGTACACACAGTAATCCACTTCATTATGAGTGTATTTCTTTTTTAAAAAAAAATGGGTATAAAATTTTATCTTCGTGTGATTTTGATAACGAATCTTTTCAATATGATGGTTTTATACTATCTTGTCCAGATAACTTATATGAGATTGATGAATTTAAAATCGGTAACAGAAGTAAAACTGAGTTAATTAGTGATCAAGAATTAAATAAAATTATTAATAATAAATTATGAAAAAAATTTTAATACTAGGTGGTGGTGGTTTTATAGGTGGCCATTTATCAAAAAAATTATATGAACAAGGAAATTTTGTAAGGGTTGTTGATATAAAAAACCACGAATATTTTAAAAGTTCAGATTTTTGTTCTGAATTTATTTTAGGTGATTTGAGAGACCCAAATTTTGTTTCCACAATAATGTTCTCACCAAAACAAATTTCTATTGAGGATGGTATTAATTCTTTTGATGAGGTATACCAACTAGCCGCAGATATGGGTGGAGCTGGTTATATTTTTACGGGAGAAAATGATGCAAACGTTATGCATAATTCGGCACTAATTAACTTAAATGTTAGTTATTATGCATCAAAGTTTGGTGTTAAAAAATTATTCTATTCGTCATCGGCTTGTATGTACCCAGAACATAATCAACTAGACCCTGAAAATCCAAACTGTGAAGAATCTTCCGCATATCCAGCAAATCCCGATTCTGAATATGGTTGGGAAAAATTATTTAGTGAAAGGTTGTATTTTGCGTTTATGAGGAATTATAAACTAGATATTAGAGTTGGGAGATTCCATAATATATTTGGTCCGTATGGGACTTGGGATGGTGGTAAAGAAAAGGCACCTGCGGCTATGTGTCGAAAAGTATGTGAAACAAATAATGGTAAATCTATTGAAGTATGGGGAGATGGTCAACAAACCAGATCATTTCTATATATTGATGAGTGTGTTGAGGCGGTTTTAAAATTAATGGAAAGTGAATTTATTGGGCCTGTTAATATAGGATCTGAAGAAATGGTAACCATTAATGAGTTAGCTCAAATGGCTATTGATATTTCTAATAAAGAAATTACAATTAATAATATAAATGGTGAAGAATTCCAAAAAAAATATGGATTTAAATGTCCGGTTGGTGTAAGAGGAAGAAATTCCGACAACACACTCTTCAAAGAAAAAATTGGGTGGTCAGTGTCCCAACCTCTATTTGAAGGGATGAAAAAAACATATGAATGGATAAATAAACAAGTAGTTTTAAATAAATGACGGCTAGAAAAAAACCAATACAAAAAGACGATGAAACGTCTCCACAACCACAATTTTCAAAAAAAGATTTGATAAATTCAGTTATAAAGAAAAAACAAAAAAATAAATTTTTATCCGAACACCAAGAAGAGTATTATAATATTCTTAGAAACAATCAAATTACGGTTGCGTCAGGACCAGCAGGTGTTGGTAAATCATATATCGCAATGAAAGCGGCGGTTGATTTATTAATTGACTCAAACAATTCTTACGAAAAAATTATTATTGTAAGACCGGCAGTTGAGGCAGAGGAAAAATTAGGTTCTTTACCTGGTAACCTTGAGGAAAAATTAGATCCTTATATTTTTCCATCTTATTATCTATTAAATAAAATTATTGGTAAAGAGGCTAGAGAAAAATTAAAGGACTTAGAGGTTATTGAGGTTTTTGCTTTGGCTTTTATGAGAGGTATGAATATTGACAATTCAATATTAGTTTTTGAGGAAGCTCAAAACTCCACTCCAAATCAAATGAAATTATTATTAACAAGAATTGGTTATAATAGTAAGTTCTTTATTTCTGGAGATTTAGAACAAACCGATAGATATAAAGATAAAAAACAATCGGGACTATATGATGCAATCCAAAGATTTAAAGATGTTCCAGATATTGGTGTTTATGATTTTAGGGACGCTAAGAATGTTAGAAATCCATTAATAAGTAAAATACTAAGTAAATATGATGAAAATAGGGATTGAGATTAATGGAGTTCTTAGGGATACTATTGGTAAATTCATAGAAATATATGAAAAACATTTACTTGATAGTCATGAATGTAAATCAACGGATAAAACATATGAGTTAGAATTTTCTGGAGATACTGATGAAGTGGTTTCCATTAATGAGAATGTTAATTCTAATTTGTTTGAATATAAAATTTTAAGTGATGTTACGTCTTTGGATTTATTAAATCATTTTTCTTTTCCATCAAAAGAGGATCTATATTCTTTTATGTATGAAGAATACACAATGGAACTATTTGGTCACGCTCCATCAACAGAAATGTCAACATTTAATATATTAAATGATTTGTATTATGAATTAAGAGATGAATATGATTTATTAATTGTGTCAGATGAGATTGGTAAATCAAAACCATCTTCATTATTTTTCTTATCAAAGTTTGGATGTTTGATTGAAAAAGTACTTTTTTATAGTGAAATAACTAAAAATAATATGTGGAATGACGTTGACGTTTTACTTACGGCTAATCCTACCTTATTATTAGAAAAACCAAAGGATAAAATTGTTGTAAAATTTACAACAAATTATAATAAACACATTGAATCAGAATATGAGGTATCGTCCCTTTCTGAATTCAAAGAAACTTTAGAAAAAATTAAAAAGTATGTTTCAAGTATTTAACGAAAATTACTATGTGGACTTAGAAGTTATTGACCAATATGTCCAATTTGACGGGGAGTCCGGAGAAACCCAAATACATTTAGTAAAATATGAGATTGTAAAATCGATGTTGGAAACTGTATTAACCGAAAGTAATGAAGTGGATGAAAATTTAGGGATGAAAAGTAATGAACTATCTATCCCTTTTAAAATTGCATTCAACACATTATTGATGAATAAAATAATAAACAAAATATAAAATTATGAACTCAGAACAAGTAAAAAAACTAGAGAAATCAATCCAAAGTATGAAGGATAAAAAATCTCGTTTGTATTTTATAGTACAAGATACTAAAGGAAATGCTAGGGCTTCTGTTAGATATACTTATCAGATGGCAATGACACTTAAAAAAAACGGTTATAACCCAATTATATTACACGAAAATAAAGAATATTTTGGTGTTGGTAGTTGGTTAGGTGAAGAATATATGTCCGAACTCCCACATAAATCAATTGATGATGGAAACTTAGAAATTTCTCCGGATGACCTTTTAATTATTCCAGAAATATTTGGTTACATTATGGAACAAGTTAAAAATTTACCTTGTGGTAAAGTTGTTTTAACTCAAGCATATGACCATATTTTTGAAACTTTACAACCTGGTCAAAGTTGGACTCAGATGAGTTTTTATAAATGTATTACTACATCAGAAAAACAAAAAGAACGTATTGACACTCTAATGAGAAAAATTTCATTTGACATTATTGAACCGGTTATTTCTGAAGTTTTTGAAAAATCAGAGTTTCCACCTAAAACAATTATCTCAATTCACACTAGAGACCAAAGAGATACTGCCAACATTATAAAACAATTCTACGTTAGATTCCCACAATATAGATGGATAACATTTAGAGATTTAAGAGGTCTAACTGAAACTGAATTTGCAAATGCACTTAAAGATAGTTTCTTATCTGTCTGGGTAGATGAAACTAGTGGGTTTGGTACCTTTCCTCTTGAATCAATGAAGATGGGAGTTCCGGTAATTGGTCTAGTACCTAATTTGCAACCGGAATGGTTAAATGAAGATAACGGACTATGGTTAGTTAATAAAAACTCAATGGTGGATGTTATTTCAGATTTTGTCCAAAATTGGTTAGAGGATAATGTTAACCCTGAATTATATACTTTTATGAAAAAAACCTCGTCTGAATATTCAGATATGTCAAAGTTTGAATCTCGCGTTTTGGAAGTGTTCTCAAACATGATAGAAACAAGAATGAAAACATTTGAAGAACAATTAACTAAATTTGAAACAATAGAATAATATGGAAACAAAAAACACTATTTCGGTTATCTTACCAATTAAAACAGGTAATGTATTTGGCTTTGATGATTATTTCACTAAAGCAATCACCTCACTTAAAAACCAAACTGGATTGGTTGACGAACTAATCATTGTCCATACTGGAGAATCTACATTCTTAAATTTTGTAAAGGATTTTGATTTTGAAGGTCTAAACGTTATTATTGAACAATACGATGAAGACCCTAATTTTGCGTCTCAAGTTAATTACGGTATTGAGAAAGCAACTTCTGAATGGGTATCTATTTTAGAATTTGATGATGAGTACTCCAACATTTGGTTTAAAAATGCAAAAAACTATATGGGAATTTATGGAGATGTGGACGCATTTTTACCAATAGTTGTTGACGTTAACGATAAAGGGGTGTTTGTAGGATTTACAAACGAAGCCACATTTGCGGCAAACTTCACATCGGAAATGGGAATTTTAACTAATGAAACATTACTTACATATCAAAACTTCCAAATCTCAGGAATGTTAATTAAAAAAGAAAAATATGTTAAATTTGGTATGATTAAACCATCTTTTAGATTAACCTTTGGTTATGAGTTCTTATTAAGAATGACACATAATTCACTTAAATTTATGGCAATCCCTAAAATTGGTTATAAACATATGAATTTAAGAGAGGGGTCAATTTTTTGGAACTATAAAAATGGTGATGATAGACTTTCTGAAGATGAGGTTAAGTTCTGGGTTGAGTCGGCAAAAAAAGAATATCTATATATTAAAGATAGAGACATAAAATATGAACCACAAGAAGTTTAATGTTAGAAAATGAACAAATTTGTGAAAATTGTGATGAAAAGAAAAAGAAAGGAAGAAAACCAAAAACAACAAATTATTTTGCAGAACGAGAAGAAAATGCGGTTAGAGAATATCTAACCGCAACTACTTTTGAAGAGAAGAATAAAATATATAATGAGTTTTTAAAGTTTCCTTTGGATAAGATGATATCGTCAATAATAAGACGATATAAATTATATAGAAAAGATATGAGTTACGATGAAATTCATGTTGATACACATTCATTTTTGATGACAAAAATTGATAAATTTAAACCGTCAAAAGAAAAAAAAGCGTATTCATATTTTGGTACTATCTGTAAGAATTATCTTATGGGTCAAATTATGAAAGACCAGAAGGAAACTAATCGTAAAATTTCATACGAGGACATTTCATCTGATTTACAACATAGTCCTGATATGATTTATTACATTGATAATGAAGAGTTAACTACAGAAGAAATTATTAAAAAATTTTTAAATAAGTTAAAAGATAGTATGGATGATAATAAAATAACCGAACAAGAGGTAAAATTAGGCCAAGCAATCTCTGACCTTTTTGAAAATTATGGATCAATATTTCCTGACACAAATAATAATAAGTTTAATAAAAATGTAATTTTATTTGAGTTAAGGGAAATGACCAACCTATCAACAAAAGAAATTAGAAGTTCTATGAAAAGATATAAAAAATTATATTTAGAACTTATCCAAGAGATTTTAAAAAATTGATATTTATAAATATGGGAAGACCACCAAAAAAAGAAATTAATTTAACCAAAGATTCTATGTTATCTTTGATGCAAGAAATCTACAACGAATTAGTGGAACAAAGAAATACCGCAATTAGAATCCAAAATAAAATGTTAACAATGATGAAGGAACCAGAAGATATGACTCTTATTGGTCCTGTTATTGAAAAACAACAAAAAATAATTAATGATTGTGTGGAGAAAAAATTATCCCTCTCAAAGTTACAAGCACAAATTTGGCAAAAATCTCAAGAAAGACAAGATGATAATTTTACACTTTCTGATTTGGATTTAGATGATGATGTGATGAAAAACTTAATTGACAAAGATACGTCAGATAAAAATTACAAATTAAATAAGTGATATGGCTATTGATATTGAGGAAGGTTATGAATCTATTGGTAGTTCTATAACCAAGAATAAAACGTATAAACAAATATCTTTAGATTATAAAAAACTAAAAAAGAAAGCGGGTAGTTCTTATGAAAAAAATAAGAAGAAGATAACCCAAACTCTTGATAGTGCAAAAAAGAAAAAACAAAAATATCAAAAAAGCGCAAACAGTCAGATAGATAATTTAATGAAACTTAAATTAGATTCTGGAGATAATTTACCATCAAAAGATGATTTAATGGGGGGTAGCTTTAAAAAGTTAAAAGATTCAAAATATAATAAAATACCCGGACTTAAAATAAAAGGTAAAAATAGCACACAAAAATATATAATTAATAAATTTGTAACTGCGCTTAATGAGTTAAAACCTAAAATTCTTGAGTTAATAGAACAAGAAATTTTAAATGCTGCGGGTTGTTCCCAAGACCAAACATACACACCAAACCAAGATTTATATTTAAAAGTTAAATCTATTGATTTATTAGGTCAGTTAATGGTTGACCCTAATAATAATGTTGGTCAAATAATTTATGAAGATAAAACTCTTTCTTATCCTGGAAGTCCGTTTGCAATGAATAAAGAATTGTATAATAGGATTCAAAATATTAACCAACCATTTTCCGTTCAATATTCTTCAAACTACCAAGGAAAATCAGGACAAAATTTATTTGATATAACTTATGTTGAGAATTACATTGACCCATTTGGTAATAACGTTACTGGTAACTTTTATAAAGTTAATTTATCTAACAGATTAACAGGAAACAAAATAAAAGAATTTTTAAAAGATTATTACTCAACGATTGAGGTTATTGATTTTAAAAATATTTTTGCTAATTTAATGAATCAACTAACTGGAGCCGTATCCATTGAAAAAGGTGATGGTAAGTCCGATCTTGAGTCACTACAAAAAGTGTTTATACTCCTACAAAGAATAATGGGGTTATGTTATGATAACACTAAAGAGATTGATGTTTCTGGTACCGCAAAAGTTTCTGAAAACGATAATATTGACGATTCTTTTTTTGAATTTACCGAAATTGATTTAAATTTTATTGACCAAAATGTTTCGGATATTATTAATGGTGTTGCAACGTTTGAAGAATGTGATAATGTACAATTACCAATTAATAGTACCGCAATTGTAAACTCAATTAATAATTTGGTTTTTGTTCCTGGAACAAATAATAATAACACCCTTGAGGATGCAACAAATATAACTGACACAATAACTAAAAATCCAGATTGGGTACCATTACAAATAAATTTAGATGCATCTTTTATTAAAGAATTTCCCAAATCAGTCGTTTTGTCTTTATTATCACCAAAAACATTATTACCTCTTGGTATTGTATTAAAGGCGTTAAATCAAAATGTAATGGATGAAGTATTTTCATACGTTGATTTTATAAAAAAATTAAAAACATTTTTCACTAGTGTTGTTTCTAAAATAGGTGCAATTTTTATTAAAATTATTTTTGATTCTATTAAAGAAGACATAAAAGAATTATTACAAACAATCACTACCGATATTGGAAATGAAAAAGTTAATAAAAAATTATCAATAATATTGGCATTAACTCAAATAATATTGGCAATTGCTAAATTGGTTAAAGATTTTAGAGAATGTAAAAGTGTAATAGATGATTTACAAAATTTATTAAAATTAGCATCTAAAGGTTTTGGGAATCAAGTTCCTCTACCTTTGTTATTAGCATCAAGATTTTTAAGTGGATTTTCATCAACCAGAGCATTTTTAAATGTTATTGAGGAATTTGAAAAGTTAGGTATTCCTACAGGACCTATGTCGGATGGGTCACCAAATAAATTTATGGCATCAATTAAGGCGGTTATTGATGGGATTGATAAAGAAGAATCACAAAATGGTCAAGTACAGGTGGCGGTTGATTTATTGTCAATCACACCTATTGGTCAAACAATCCCTAAAGTAGTGTTCGGTAAAAAATTATAACATGGAAAATAATATAGAAACAAATAAAATAGTAGAAATCATAACTGAATATAAAGTAAGACCAAAAAAAGATCTTGAATTTGCTATGGATTTTATTAATGAAGATTTTGAAAAAACAAAAAATGTTGTTTTAAAAATGACAAAACATTTAGATAAGTTAGAGACAACTTATAATAGTTTATTAAAGGAGTACAACTCAAGAAATGGAAGATAAAAGAATTATAATATCCGGTAAAGTTTTAGATAATGTCGACCCACTAATGTTGGGTAGACTTAGGGTATTACCAAAAATTGATAATCAATTACAAGCACTCCCAGTAGATTGGAATGCATCTAAAGATATATGGACTTATAAAGACCCTTTTGTTTTTTTACCATTAATACCATACTACATTAGTCAGGTTCCAAGAGTGGGTGAATATGTTCACGTTATGTATGCAACTCGTGATGAAATAAGGGGGGCAAACAAATTCTACATACAAGGTCCTGTAAGTCGTCCTTGGAACAATTATTTTGAATCTTATGATAACTCCCAATCTATGTTAGACAATGGAGTTTACATAAAACAAGCAAAGGACGTTAGAAACAAACTTACCGGAGAAATTGATGTGGACATACGTGGGGTATATCCGGAACCTGGAGATAACGCAATTTTAGGTAGAGGAACATCGGACCTATTAATTAAACAAGAAGATATTATTTTAAGGTCTGGAAAATATATTAAATCACCAAATAAAGAAATACCAACATCAAACGATCTTAGGTCATTTGTTCAATTATCAAATTATACTTTAGAAAGGGTTGATGATGGAGCAATGAGTTTAAATGTTGATTTTTATGTTGACCAAGAAGTTAAAAACTTTGTTGAGTGGTCAATAACCGGAGTAGATACCACTTTAAATATTATGAGTGGGTATGTTCAAACTAATAGTGTTAAACCAACGGATTCAACAAAAGTTTTAAATTTTGCAATTAATACCGGAACAACATCTAATTGTATTCCTGTTCCAGGTTCAAAAATGGAGTTTACCGGTTTTACCGCATTACAAGTAAGTTCTTTAGTTAATCAATATATTAGAGGATTCAATAGAGGTAAAGTTACAATACCTGGATATAAAGATTATCCAAATAATGGAATATTGAATCAACAATTCCCATTTGTTTTTGGTCCAAACGTAAGTACAAATGAAAAATTATTAAGTAATGATGTAATAGTATCTAATTTAATAACAACAGTTTTTAATGAAATAAAATTAAATGAAGTTAATAGTGAGTCAGGGTTTGCAGTTGTTTGGGATAAAGATACCGTAGGACCTCAAAAAGTTTCTAAGGAAACTATTGTAGAAAAAATAAAGTATCTTGAGAGACCTGTAACATATGGATTAATGGGTGGTGATTATCTTTATTTATTGTCTCACAGAGCAGAAAATCCAAATAGAAATATTTTTAATTTAAAAGATACCTTATATGGAATATCTCAGGAAAAAATCCTTGACGATATAAAACCAAACACAAGTTCTATGGTTAGAGGTGAGGAACTTATAGATTTTCTAAAACTAATTGTTGACTTTATTCAGGCTCATACTCACAACATTAATGAGGCTCCAATACAAGAACCATTACAAGGAGTTAAAATTTCAGACATAACAACCGCATTAGCAAATGCAGAAAAAACAATTTTAAATCAAAATATTCGAATTAATTGATATTTATATTAAAAAAGTAAATGTCAATTCACAACTCTTATTTTAGTAGGAATAACACTATCGTCTACAGTGGTTTAACAAATACGGGAAGAAATCCTATTGTTGAGTTGTACTATGGTGACGGTGATGTTAAAATCCCAATTGGATTCTCAAGATTTATATTTAATATAGACCTTACAGAATTACAGGAAAAGTATCAACAAGGAATTATTACAACAGGCGTAACCTGTTTTGATAATGTTAAACACACTTTAAGGATGGTTAATACCTCTTTTTTTGATAGGGATTTTTTAAATACAAAGACCGCATCAGAAATGGAAAGAGCAACTTCATTTGATTTAATTTTGTGGAGAATACCTTATGAGGATTTTAACGAAACAAAACCACAAACTTGGGATGAAGGTGTTGGTTATGATTTCACAGATGTACAGTCATTACCTGGAGATAGAAATTATTCTGTAAGACCATCTAACTGGGTTCAAAGAGAAACTTTATATGATTGGGAACAACAAGGAATTTATGATAATACAAATTCTGGTGTTTTTAATTTTTCGGCATTAACCATTGTTGATATACAACATTTTGAATTTGGGGATGAGAACATTGAGTTTGATATGACAAATGATATAAATTCAATTATACAAGGTAATTTTGTTAACCCTGTTGGTTGGGGAATTTCATATTTACCCCAATTAGAAAATTTAACTGGGACAACCGCACCTTATTATGTTGGGTTCTTTTCAAGACATACTCAGACATTTTATGAACCAAGATTAGAAACTGTATATGACGATTTAATTGAGGATGATAGGAATACTTTTTCTTTAGGTAAAACAAACAAACTTTACCTTTACTCTTTTGAAGATGGTAGTTTTCAAAATCTTGATGAAAATCCTTTTGTCACTATTAAGGATCAAACTGGGACTGCAATTCCAGGATTAATTAATCTACCCACATGTCAAAGAACACAAGGGGTTTATGAGGTTACAATACCTCCACTTATTGGATACCACACACCTTGTATATTCACAGATACTTGGTCTAATATAAAGTTAAATGGATTTTCATTACCTAATGTGGTTAATGAGTTTGTAATTTACCCAATTAAAAAATCCATACAACTTACAACAACAACTAATGAACCAGCAACATATGGTTTTGATTTTTATGGTGTTAAACAAGATGAAAAAATATTAAACACCGATATTAGAAAAGTTAGCGTAATTATTAAACAAGCTTTTACAACTAATAAACAACTACCAAAAGTAGAAGGTTTTTATCGTGTTTATGTTAGAGAAGGTCAAACAGAAGTTCAAGTTCAAGATTGGACAAAATTAAATAGAACATCAAATGAATATTATTTTATTTTTGATATGAGAGATAAAATACCAAATGAGTATTATGTTGATTTAAAAGTTATTTCAAGTGGTGAGATAAATACATTTAAAAGAACAATAAAATTCCAGATTGTGAATAAAAAATAATGTCAAGTAACACAATTAAATATGGTAACATTAGGTGGTTCTGATGGATTAAACAATTAAACAATATATTTATATAAAAACAAATAAAAATGGGAGAATCAAGCGCAAATACTGAAGTTACAATATGTATTGAATTATGTGACCAATCTGTGGTGTCAGTAACACCACCTCACCCCGTATGGTCCGATTTAACGGGTGGTACGGTAACTCAATTGAATATGGTAGTTCTTGGAGGTCCGGATGGATTAAATTCGTAATATTTTAAAAATGAGAAATTTAGATAGATTAATTAAAAAAGTTATTAGAGAAACACACGAAGAAAAATCTCAAAGATATATGTTCTTTTCAAATTTAGAACAAATGAGAAGACAATGTGATATGTTATTAGATTTAGACCAAGACATGATTGAATCTATTTTAGATAATGGTCATGATTGGGCTCAAGACCATATTTCAGAAGCAAAAAATAACATGGACCAAGTATTTGATTTTTTAATGAATGAATCTAAAAAAGACGGTATGGAAATGTCTATGAATATGGATGATGATACGGTTATGATGGAAGGTAGAAAAAAAACTGGCACACCTCTTTGTGCAAGGGGTAAGGCATCAGCAAAGGCAAAATATGACGTGTACCCCTCCGCATATTCAAATGGCCATGCCGTACAAGTATGTAAAGGAAAAATTAAAGGTTTAGATGGTAAAAGACATTGTTCTGGAGCTTATTGTTAAATTATTTAAAGATTTTATTTGTGGATTAAATTAATTTGATTATATTTGTTTATACTAAAAATAACACACATATATGAAAAAAAAAATAATCAGATTTTTTAAAAGATTTAAGATGAGATTTTATCTTTGGTCAAAACGTTCGTCATTGATGAAAACTTACCAAGAGGAAGTTACGTCATACGAAAAAACTTGTTTTAAGATATGTCTTAAATTAATCTCAAACCCTCATTCCGATTTTATGATAGCCCCAATGTCTAATAAACGATATATTAGAAATACTGCGTTTGATATGTTTGTTACTATGGATCATGGTAGAATTGAGATCACAAATCACGTTTTTAATTATAACGTTAAATTATCAGATAGAGATTGGGAAAGAATAACATTTATCTTTGATACTGAAACAGAAAAAAGACGTTCAGAGACAGAACAAGATGTTAGTTCCCAAATTAAAAATTCTCTACAACACGTATTAGAAAAATTAGAGAATCACGTTGTTAAATAAAAAACCACAAAAAATTTTGGTGGTTAGAATAGAATACTTATATTTGTATAAATAATTAAAAAAATAAACCTTATGAAAACATCCTTATTAACCCTGTCTTTTTTTATTAGTTTTAACTTGTTTTCCCAAACAGTTATTACTAACACGCAAACATCAAATGCCATTGTTTATTCTGACACCACAGAATATGATTTAAATAAATTCACTTCAGAGTATGCGACTGAGATGTCAACTTGGTCTAAAGAAAAAAAAGAATGGTTTAAAACTTTCGCTTACACTAGAGGTAATATTACAATCCCTAACGAACCGATTGTTGTTCCTAAGTTTAACGATTAAAGACTATTCAGATAAGTTTTCCATTCCGGATCAGTACCGGAATCTATACGACAAAAGTATGTTAAGTCATTTTTAATACCAAGAAAATAAACTTTGGCGTTAGGATCATCAAATTCGGTTTGGTCTAAAAAATCTTGACTTAGAATGTCGGCTGGCACTATATCCAACGTAAACATATCAGTATCATATGTTTCTCTAGGAATTGTTGATGATGGTGACGGGGATAAGTATAATCTTTTATATCCACCACCATTTATTCCTCCATTCTTATCTTCTTCACTATTGAAGATTAAGTTATTTTCTCTAAATGAATCATCTTTTATATCATTTTGACAAAAGAGATTAATTACTCCAGTAGGTGTTTTTTGTTCTGTTATAACTCGTTTAACAATTCTCATTAAATCGTTTTCGGTTAATGTAATAATTTTTCTTTTCATATTTTCATTTGTTCTTGGTTTATATTTTGTCATAATTGGTTTTTGACCTTTACCAATTTGGGTGTCTTTTTTCTCAGCACTTCTTTTTTGTTGACACGCTGATTTTTTTTGTTCATCTGTCATTTTTGCAGCAACCCCAGCGGCTCTACATTTTGGGTAACCTTTTGAATCCGCATCTGGTCTACCGCAAGGTGGATGACCTCCACCCTTTTTATTACTACATATATTTACCCACGGACCTTGTGGTTCTGATGAACCCTTTGATTTTTTTTTATTACCAAACCAAACACTAAGGTCTTCTTTAATTGTATCTACCGGATATGTATCAACCTCATATGAATCAGTATGTGGGTCCTTTTCCCAAACACCAACAATTCTTTTAACATTACCTTTTAATGTTTTTTCCTTGTATTTCTTAGTTATGTAATGGTCAACCTCATCGGTGTACGGTCCTAATATATGTTTTTTCCATTTACGTAAACCAAGTTCTTGTGGTCCATTATATGCTCCCGCTGAAATAGATGTACTGGATTCAGTTATTTTTCCTGGGTATTGATTAATTACATTACCATCTTCATCACTAGATGTTGAATTTGGGTGATTCTTTATATAATTAGAAATTTTTTTGGATTTATTTTCTAATTTATTAATTTGTTTTTTTGGTAAACTCATTGACCCATCATAACTATCATACTGTAACATTGCGTTATTGTATTTTGAAACGGGCATTGTGAACGGTTGTAAATCAATTTTTTTAAATTCTCTAACCCCAGGTTGTAGTGGACCGATATACGATCCTCTACTTCCGGAACTATCAGAAGTAGCCTCATTTAAAATTTTTCTTAATATTTGATTTATGTTCATTATTTAATTATAATTATAAATATCTTATATTAAATAAAATGAAAAATAAAGAAGAGTTATTTGGTAATTTATTCGGAACAATTGATTTGTTTAACGAAGAACACCTGGAAGTTATACTATCCACTATGGATAAAGAACACGCAATATACTATTTAGTGGAGGCGGTTAAGTGTGCATATAATAGAGGAATCTATACAATAGGCGAATCTGAAGTTATTTCTAAATCTATTAGAGTGTTTTCAAAATTGGGGGATTCTACCCAAACTAATGAGAAATAAAAAAAGGGACAATAAATTGTCCCTTTTGAGTGTAATACTTTAAGATTTTGATTATCTCAATTCTCTTAAATCAAATGTACGAACACCATCTACGGTAATTCTTCCGTAAAATCTGTTGTTTACCATTTTTTTCGCGTATCTCGTCATTATTCCTTTAATCGGAGTAAAGTTGAACGGATTGTACATTGTAGGTGTTAATTGTAGAGGTACGTACGGTGCGTAGATGTAACCTGTGTCTAACAATGATGTTCCTTTATGTCCTAACAAAACTGTGTTTGGTGGGAAGTAAGGGTCACGGTAAACTTGGTAACGTCCTGCAAGAGTACCAACTCTTTCAATACCCATATTGTATTGGTCTTGTTCAGGAGATGCGTTAGATACGTGGAAGTATTCTAAATCATCAAAGATTGCAGAAACCTCAGAAGAAACAACGATCCAGTTAGCTCCACCTCTTAAAGTAGATTTGTGGATTTGTGCTGACAACTGATTGATTGCCGTAATCAAAGTTTGATTCCAATCTTTTTGAGTATAAGATGTAGTTTGAGCAATTCTTCTCCATCCGTTGTAATCCCAACGTAGGTTCCAAGCCGCTCCTTTTCTCAAGTCACGTAAAATTTCACGGTCAATTTCAGCGGCCACTTGTTCTGACAATAAAGCCGTCAATTCAGCTTCAGCGTCAATGTTGTGGAATGCCGCAACGTCTTGTGCCATTTCTGGAGACCATTGTGCTCTTAATTTTCTTTCAGATACAGAAACAGTTACTGATTCTAAATCAAAAGAAACCTCACCAATTTGGTCTTCAAACTCCATATTTTTGTAAGTTCTATAGATAGAAGTAAATGAATTACCTGAATGTCCTGAATAAATTGTAGTACCTGTGTAACCATCTAAAGATGTTGAGTCACAGTCAGCACATACAGGACAAGAAAGGTCAACTTCAACGTAGATGTAACCATTAGCGTCACAAATATCGTAGTAAGAACCACCATTACCTGTTGTTGGCCAAGTTGTTGACGCTTGATTACCGTATTGAACGATTCCTTTACCGTATTGTTGAGTAACAACTCTAAATAACAATGGAAGTGGGGTACCGTTTGCGTCTGCAAGTACATTACAAGGTGTTGTAGATGCGGATAAAGTTGGTTGATTTGCAATAATCTTAAGGTCAGATAAGAATGTTTCTGAATCCATTTCATTACCATCAGGACCTACTAATTTACCAGCTCCTGAACTTCTGAATCCTGAAATTTTCAAAATCATTTTTCTGATGTTACCTGTCGGTGCGTTTGAAAGAACTAGATTACCACTAGACCATACTTGGATTTGTGTTGTAGCAGTAACTGCAGTCCACGCTCCTTTAGAGTAATCAAACAATCCTGGAGGATCCAAACCTGCTTCACCACCTTCGTAGAACAAATCATAAAGATTTTTTGCGTAAGGGAAGTTTGTTGCCGATGCCGTACCATAACCTTGGTTAGGATCGTTATCACCACTGTCAACTGCGTTTGGAGAACCGATTGGTGCGTAATGCTCACCACCATCAACGGCTGCCGATTTGTAACCTTGGATTTTAGGTACAAAGAAGAACAATTTACCGATAGGTAAGTTCATTGCTTGTACAGAAACGATGTCGTTAGCTAACAATTTAGAGAAAACTCTTCTTACGATAGGGAAAACAACTGTTTCAAATGCTCCGTTAGAACCTTCTGAAGTTGCTTCGTTAATCAAGAAAGAAGCTTGGTTTTCATATAACTGTGCTACGTTTTCTTTTAGGTGGCCTCTAAGACCTTCAAGGAACCCTAATCTGTCCCATTTGTTTATAGTGTCTTCTTTGATAACTTTAAGGTGTTTTAACCCGATGTTACCTACAAGACCTGATTCTAATAATGCTCCCATTTTTTTTGGTTTTTTATTTTTTAGTTTATTTATTTATTTATTTTAATTTTCCCATTAAATCTTTCATTCTTAAGAACTGAGGATTTTCATACGTTTTAGATTCAATTAAATTTACTGCCGATCCTGTTGTAGGAACTTTAGAAATTGTTCTTTGTACTGATTCTGTGATTGTACCATCTCCTTTTGAAGTTACTTCAGAAAGTTCTCCTTTAATGTATTTGTAAAGATTTTTAGATTCTTTTAAAGTTTCGGCGTTGTCAAATCTTCTTAGAATATTAATCTTTTCTTGTTTAGTTGTTGAGTGTTCAGTAAATAAACGAGTTGCGTAAGCCAAGTTTGAATTGAAAACTGCAACCTCATTTAATTTAGTTCTGAAAAGGTCAAGAGCCTTTCTGTATTCTCCGTTTTTCGCTCTTAATAAATCTAATTCTTCAGTACTTTCTTTTCTTAAATGTCTAGGTGCTGCTTTTGGTTTATCCAAACCTTCTCTACCCCATCTTTTACCGTTACCCAAAGTTCTAGAAGCCTCTTTAAATTCTCCTCTAGCTTTTGGTTTCATTCCAAAACCTTCGTAGTTAACTTCTTCTTTATATTCAAATTTCGCTTTACCCATTCCAACACCTCTGGTTCCTTGTTTCATAGTTGTTTTGAAACCACCAGATTGGTTTGGTTTTTTATCGTATCTGAATTTAGATGCGTTACCCATACCCATTCCTTTGGCTTTTGCTTTCATTTTGGCTTCATTCATCCATCCTTCTTCTAATTCATCAGTGATGGACCTACCAACTGGCATCTCATTAGAGTATAGTTCATCTTCCATATATGGGTCTTCTTCCGCATATGGGTCTTCTTCAAAATATCTATCTACATTATCTGACGTATCATAATCATCCATTTCCATAAATTCGATTGGGTGTCTGTCACCTGAAAGTCCTTCATCATCTAATTCTAACTCATAGATTGTTTCTTCACCCATCTCTTTTTTATCGTTTTCAAGAGATTGTTGAGTTAAGTCCTCAATTTCTTTAAATTCTCCAAATGAAAAATCATCATCGTTTTCTTCACCAAATTCATCAAATGAAAATTTATTTGACGAATAATCGTCTTCATCACCAAATTCATCAAATGAAAATTTATTTGACGAATAATCGTCTTCATCACCAAATTCATCGTAATCACCAAATTTATCGTAATCACCAAATTCATCACCCATCATAGAACCTTTCATAGAACCTTTCATAGAACCTCTCATAGGTATATCGTCCATCCTAGAACCTCTCATAGAACCTCTCATAGGCATATCGTCCATCATAGAATCTCTCATAGGCATATCAGATTCTCCAAGTTGGATTAGGTATTCTGTATCATTTTCGTTGTCTGATAAATGTAACATATTGTTTTCTTTTTTTACGATTACACCATCTTCATCTCCCATTGCTTTAAATACTCTTAAAACTTCAGCATCTGATGCTTTGGTTAAATCAATTGTGTCCTCATCTGAATCCATAGTTGGTAGGTCCATCATATCATCTTCCGTGTCATCCACGTCTAATGAAAAATCATCCTCATCATCTACATCATCTAAATTATCAGTATCGGCATCAATATCTTCCAAATCATCCATGGTAGATACATCAACGTCAACATCGTCCTCATCTTCAACCTCATCTTGTTCTAAGAGAGATTCTTTTACTAATGAACCAATTTCTCTCCTCATAGTTGAAGAAAGTATTCCTTGTGCATTTTTGTTAAGGGATTCCTCCAAATTTTGTATTTGGAAAAGTGCGTCCTCAATAACTGAATTGTTTTTTATCATCTTTTATTTTGTGATGTTTATTCAAATAAATACTTGATAAAATAAAAAAGTTCAGTTATTTTGATATAGATGCAAAAAAAAATGGAAATGAACCTAATCATCTCCATTTATTTTTTAAATAAAATTTGTTTTTATTCAATTACTTCGTCAATTTTACTTTCTGTAATTGAAGTTATTCTCCAATCCATTGTGTAATTTTCATAAACTTTAGTAACTTTGGCTTCAACATCTGTAGGTGAATACCCTTTAACTAATTTTTCTTCTCTTGTTTTTTTTACTTTACCTGATTCACTATCTAATAAATCAGATGCGATTTTAGCCACAAAATACTTTTCTCCTTGTTCCATAATTATAATTTTTTTTTATAAAAATAAGACTAATAATATTATTTGTCAAGAAATGAAGATAACTTATCCATTAAACTTTTTGTTTTATCAATAGATGTGGATTCCATTCCAGTCGCTCTTTCTATATTCATTTTTGTCTCCTCCTCAAGATTCTCATCATACTTACCTCTATCGTTCTTATCTAAGAATAAATAAGCTCCAGGAGTAGATGGTGATGATACCAAGTCAAAACAAATTAATTCAAAATCATCTTGTACCTCATTTCTTTCCCCAACTTTTTTAAGTGATCCAACACCACGAGAAGAAATACCTAATGTAACCCCTTGACGTAAGTAGTTTGCCGCAATATCTCCCTTAGTTGAACATATCCCTCTTTCATGAAATCCAGGACTTGTAAGTAACCTTAATTTACCTAATAAAACAGGACCTTCCCACCAAACTTCAGTTATCATATGTGATACTCTATCTAAATCTATTAAAGAAGATTCCGGGTGATTTAATTCAGAAAGAGAAGTTCCCTTCTCAATCATTTTTTTATAATTCTCAGATTCTCTCTTTAATATTTTTTCTGGATAAACCCTACCATTTCTATTTGGCGTATCATATTTTTGTAGGACCGCATAGAATTCAAATGGTTTAGAATAATCCATAAAATTTTTGGACTCTTTTAATAAATCGTAATTTCTACCTTCTCTTGGATTAATGTATCCCGCATCATACTCAATAAGAATACCCTTACCCGTATCTCTAGGGCCTAAAATTTTATAACCGTTCATAATTAGTTTTAATAATAAATATTAAACTTTTTCTAATATTACCTTTACAGGTTTATAATTTCCATTTTTTGTGAGAAAGAACTTAAAATAGTCATTTCCGGTTAGGACATCGTTATAAATTTCTTTAGTTAAATTTTTTAAGGATTTTTTTAATTTTGGTGATTTAAAATCTATTTCTTGGTTTAAAAATAAATTTATTTCTAAATTCATAAATGATTTTTTCTTTAGTTGTAGTCCGCTGGTTCTTAAGTCCATATCTACAATAAATTTGTCGTCAAATAATGTTTTGTCTATATTTTGATAAACCGAATGTTTTATTGCCCTGTTCATGTTTAATACCACACGGGTCCAATTTTCAGATTCAATTTTTGGTTCCGACCAAGTTTGAATATTTAAATAAAGTGATTTAAATTCTTTTGAGTCGACGGTCCCGTAATGTACTTTAGATGTTCTGAATCCATTTATTTTTGTGGTTTTTCCTTTTTTCATATTTTTTTTTCATACCAATATCGTTTATTTTCAATAAGTTTACGTATTTTTACGATATATATCAATATACAAGAAAATAAAACAAAAATATGCTAATAGTAAAAGTTAAAAGAGGGGATATTGAAAAAGCCCTGAAAGAATTAAAAAGTAAGGTGATAAAAACAAGACAAAATAGTCACCTAAATTATAAAAAAGAATTTACTAAAAAGTCAGTTGAAAAAAGACAAGAGTTGCAAAAAGCAATTTACAAACAGAAAATCCAAATAAAAGATTAAAGATTCTTATTCAACTGCAATAGTTTGAAATAACTTAACTTATCAAAGGATTCTTTTTGAACTTTAACAATAGTTTCATTTATTCTTCCTAAAACTTCGTTGTTAGATTCCTCAGATTTAAGATCTTCTAATTTTTCAATTACCGTTTCTTTTAAAACATCGTACTTAATAACTAACTTATCATTACTTTCATTTAAAATTGATGTTAATTTTTTCTTATCAGATTCCTCTAAGGTTGAGATATAATCATTAACTGTCTTATTAGCAACTTTTACCATTTTATCCATTGGGACCTTTGATGTTTCTTCTTCGGTTACTGGTTGTTTTTTTAAGTTTTCTAATATAGTTTTTTTACTTTTAATTTTTTCCTCTAAATTTACAACACTTGAGGAGAATAAATTATCAATATCATTATAGTTATTACCTGATTTTACATGACCTAACCATAACGATAATTCTTTAAGATTTAACTTATCAATTTTATTAATAATGTTTTCATATATAATCGTACTTTGATTAATATATTCAGAACCTAAAGATTCGTTTAGTCCTTTATTCTTTGATAATTCATCGTAAAGGTAATAAAGTTTGCTTACGTTTTTATTGTTTAGAACAAGTTCCTTAAAAAGAAACACATCTTTTTTAAATGTGCCGTTTTCATAAGATTCGGTAAGGCACTTTTCTATTTTTGTTTTTAATATTCCAAATTTCATAATCAGTTTTTATTATAAATATATCAATCCTTTAATATTTTAAGTAATTCTTTTTCCATATCACCTAACGATGAGTTTGTGATATACATATCGTTATCAGTTTCTAATAGTAAATTTTCTAACTTGTTTCTTGATTCTGGTAAACCTTCAGGTCCTCCTGGTGGTGGTCCTCCCATTTCTGGTGGTCCTCCTGCTGGTGGGGATGGTGGTCCTCCCATTTCTGGACCTTCTCCTCCTTCTGGAGGCGCTCCCCCTGATTGGGTTGTTCCGGTAACGGTTTTATATAATCTATCAATCGTATCAAACATTCCTGTATGGGTTATGATTGTTGCGGTATTTGCAAGTTCAGCGGCAACCGCTCTTTCCATTCTTTGTCTCTGGGTATCCAACTTAATGTCTTCATCTGAGAATCCAAATATATGTTTCTTAGCCCAAGTAGCTGAGGTCGGCGCCAATGAGTTTGGTATTTCACTTACCAAATCTTTATAAAGTAAAACTTTTTCTTTCCACACATCAACCATTAATAGGTCAGCTTGTTTAGATGGATTGTTTAACCCTAATGTAAAGTTTTGTAATTCATCCTCAAATCCTAATAAAAATAAATGGACAATCGCAATCTTATTTAATTCGGATAAAATATTTTTTTGTATTCTATTAATTGTTCTAGCAAAACGTATATCAAGTAATGATAAATTTTTACCATCACCAACCGGTTCTTCAAATCCAAGATATGCTTTTGGTATTCTTAATGCACAAACAAGTTTCTTTTGAATATACTCAATATCGGCAATCTCAGAAAGATTTGTACCACCTGGTAAAGTTTCAATTGGCATTGTTTGTGTTGCATCTCTAACTGGAATAAAGTAATCCTGGTCAACCGCCATTTGATTAAAACGTAAATCGACGTTACCCGTTTTATTGTCAACAATTTGGTCACGTTTAAATTTGTTTGCAACACGTTGTACATATGCTTCAACATCTTTATCGTCCATATTACCAACGAATACTTTAAAAACCCTTCTTTCGGGGGCTCTTGATGTACGATAAATTAACATAGCATCTTCAGACAAAACCAATTGTTTCCAGATACGACGAGCTTTTTCTAACATTGAGGTTCCGTAAGGTAACTTTCTATCATCTCCAAGTAATCTAAAGTGGGCAACTTCAAATGTATTGAATTCCATTTGTTTTTCTTTCCACTTAAATCTTAAACCTTTTTCGTCCGGTTTAACTTCTGAATTGGGAGTTCTAGGTGACATTCCCTTTTCAAGCCTTTCAACCTCAATATTTGGTAATTGAACACAACCAATTATTCCTTTTTCGGAATCTAATTTAAGATAAACAAAATTATCACCATATTTACAAGTGTTTCTAATCCACATCTGTAGGTTAGTGTTAATATCTAAAGTGTTGTTAAATAAATCGGCTAATATTCCTTTTATTCTTTTTGATTCGGAGTAAATTTGTAAAATATGACCATCTTCATTTGGTGTTGTTGATTCTTCCGCATATATATCTAAAGCAGTAGAAATCTCTGGAGTAAATTCCATAGATTCATAATCATAAAATGCTGCAATTCTTGTTGGTTCATAATAAATGGCTTGTGTATAAAGATTACTCTCTATTTTAGTCCATTGATTGGCCATATATAATGACTGTTGAGCTTGTAATTTTTCTTTTTCAAACTCGTTTCTATCTCTAGTTTTTAATAGTTCTTTTTTGTCAAATTTGTACGTCGGAACATCTTGACCCAATAATGAATTTGGTCCGAATGCCTTTGATAATCTTTGCCAAACTGTTAGTTGATTAAAGTTTTGTTCCATATTGAAAATTTAGTTTATAATTCTTAAATATAAATATTTACTATTCTTACATTTTAAAGTTAATCAACAAACATTAAGTAAAAATTAGAATCTGCACTCATATATTCGTATTTGTTGGTGTTGGTGTTGGGGGTATTTGTTTTAGGTCTACTGGATGCCCTTCATAAGTTTCCGGTTTTTTCTTATACCCAAAAGAGTTCTCAAATTTTTTATACCCTAAAATGGGTTGTCCGGGAACCACTAAAGTGGATCCATTAATTTGTTTTCCCGATGTTCTTCTAAGTTCTAACCCCATTTTTATAAATATTATCTACCACCAAATAACCAACCATGTTTAATATAATCTTCTTTTGAGGGTCCTGAATTCATGTTGTATCTGTGTGAGGCCGCATTCAAATTTGGAAGTACCGGATTAAAGTAAATATCTTTACCCACACTATCGTTATTACTTATAGTCCACGATTCAAGCATAACCTTTGTTTGTTCCGTTACCTTTTCAAGTTTTGCGAAGGATGTTTCACCAACATATATTGCCATTGATATTCCCATTATAAGGTCGTCGTGTTGCCCCCTTTGGTGGTCTGGTCTACCATTAAGATATATAAAAGTATTCATTTCATTATATAAACGAATGCTTTTAATTTTAAATTTGTGTCTTACATATTCCTCAAAAGAGGCGATAATTTGAACTCTTTTATTATTAAAACTTATACCAGGTATTTTTTCCTGCGCCTTTGCGTTATAACTCCATATATTTGTTGTGTCAAAACCATCAACATATAAATTCTTATAACCAAGTTCTTGCATTTTTCTAATCGTAGTGACACCCATACCTCCAGTAATATCCACCACTACAAACGCACTATACATTAACCCCCATTTATATGCAATTTCCGCCAAAGCGTCAGGTGGTATTTTACCCACATATTCTAGAACCTGTTCTCTAGTGTCAAAATCAATTATCTGTATTGATGAAAAATCCTCACTATCCCCACGAGAAACGTCAACCCCCATTATATACTTATGACCCTCTTTAGGTTCTTCCCACATCCATAAAGAATTACCCATTAACTTTGTTTTAGGTTCTTCTATAGAATTATTTTTAATATATTCTAATTGTTTGTTGTCAAATACGTTATCTCCGGAACCTAAAAATTCACAATTTAACTCCTGATTAATTTTTCTTTTATCATATTTAAGTTTTTTAACCATTTTTTCATACCAAGAAGAACAGGGTTTATAACCCTTTTTAAAATATGATGTTAGTTCGTCATAATCTCTATGATACGGATCAATATGTTCAAACGATACGTGTTTTAACGGATCTTGTTCATCTTTATGTAGTAAATAATGAACTAAATCGTCTGTTGGGACTAAATATAAATCTTTTGAGTATCTTGGGTCTCTGAACCAAAACATCTCAGAGATTTTAAAGTTATTCATTCCTTTTAAAGATTGGTCATAAATCTCGTAATAAATTGGGTCATACCCGTTAGGTGTGGAAACCACAATTACCTTACCCCCTGTTGATAGGGACGCCATACAAGCTGCCCAGAAATCGCTATCAGCCTCAATAAATGCCGCTTCATCAAATACAAGTATCGTAGGGGTAAATCCACGTAAGGCATCCTTTGATGTCGCAACGGCCTTAACTTCACTACCATTAGTTAGTTTATAATGTTTTTGTGAATTTTTGTCTACCGAAAACCCAGCACCAACCCAAGAAGGCCATTGGTCAACAAAGGCACGAATCTTATTAGCCATCTCCATTGAGGTGTCCAATTTATTTGCAATTATTAGTATTTTCTCAGGTTGTGTTTTTTTTGCAAAAACTAATCGTTTAGATATCCAAGCGGCGGTTACCGTAGTTACACCGGCTTGTCTATATTTTAATGCAATATTCTCCTCAAATTCCTCATAATCATTTAATAAGGAAATTTGGTCAGGAAATAATCCCAATGGAACGTACTTTGATACTGTGTTGTCGTATGTTTGTAAATAAGTTCTAAGAGCATATGGAGTGTCTTTCATACACTTAACATACTCTATCATTAACTGTTCTTTAGATAAACCCATAAAGATATTTACATATAAATATCAAAACCCCCAGTTATTTTTGTAAAAGGGGGTTTTAATAAATAATAATTGTTTTATTATTAATCTAATTTACTTAGAATATCGCCACCATCATCATCGTAATCATCATCATCGTAATCATCATCGTCATCATCAGGAGCATCACCGTAAGTTTTTCTATACATTTCTTTTGCTTGTCCTAAAATTTCAGTAAATTTTATTCTAGCTTTTTCATTGTCAGATGGGTTATCGGAAACAACATTGGCAATCACATCTTTTAAAAATTTTTCAGCTGGGATTCCATAAAGTATTTTATAAAAGAAAGGTTTGTAAATTTTACCTTCATCATATAAAGTTAACTCATCTGGTAATAACGTCCTCATTTTTGTTAAAAGTGGGGTTCCAACACGAAAATTCATTGGTTCATTCTCCATTGTATCTGTTTGACCCATAACATCCATTGCCATTTCTGGGTCCATATCCCTCCATTGTTCTCTTGTTTGTATCATTGGGAACACCTTAGATAGTTCGTGAAGTAGGATTGGGAATATTACTCCATTTGAATGGTACGTATCATTATCGTTACCCTCATTATTTTGTTCTCCCCCTTGTTCTTCATCATCGTCATCATCAGGAGCATCACCTCCCTTACCGGCAGAACCGGCAGCATTACCACCTAAAGATTCAATAAGGTCTTCATCCGTAAAATACATTAAATCATTTGCTCCCATTATTTTATTATATAAATCATATAATGATGGGTCTATTGCGTCTAATCTATCTTTATATAGTTGGTACAAAAATTGACCTTTTTTACCCGCCCCTTGTGACAGTGCGTTAATAACATTTCTTTTTTCAATTTCTAACTCTCTTTGTTCTTCAGGGGTTAATTCATCAATATCAAAAGAAAAGTTTTTAGGTAATTCTAATTTCTTTTTTTTATCCGGTTTAATCTGAAACTCATTTGGATTAATTGGTTTTTCACCTAAAAATGTAACAATGTTAACAAAATTAAATTCATACACAATTCCACCACCATTCCGTCTTTTTTTAGCAATAATTCCTTGATTAACTGCATCTTCCATAGTTAAATCATAAGATAACCACCCATCTTCTTTAGCTGCTATCTCAACCGCTAAATCTCTTAATTGTTCTCTATATCTAGGTTCGGTTCTCATGGCTTGTTGTACAGATCTCATCTGTTCCATTTGAATCGCCAACTTAACTTGTGGGTTTGTAATATTTTGTTGAGTACCAAAATATCTTTTAACGTAATCAACAATTTCTTTAAATCGTTTACTAGTCATTTTTTCTACGTCACTAACACCACCTCTAAACGCCCTATTTTTTGCATAAATTCCTTGAGGGTCCTCAATTTTTTGTTGGGTTCTTGGGTGAGGTCTTTCCTGGTAATCACCAAAATCCATAGGAGCTTCATTAACAATTTTTCTTATTAATCTTTCTAAATTATTTGACATTTTTTATACATTTAACGCTTGTTTTATCGCTCCAATGAACTCATTTTTTTGACTTTCAATTTCCGCCTTTGGTTTTTCTTTTACTCCAGGGTTAGGATCTTTAAATGGATTATCTCCTTTTTTTGGTGGAGTTTTAACTCCAGGTTTTGCCGGAGCCTCTTTAGTTCTAGTATTTGCCTTTGGTTTTTCTTTTACTCCAGGGTTAGGGTCCTTAAATGGGTTATCTCTTTTTTTTGGTGGAGTTTTTGTTCCTGGAGTTTTTGTTCTTTCTTTTTCTTTAGTGTTTTCTCCCATTTCTCCACCCATAGACGACATTTTACCAATTGGTCTTTTCATTTCCATACCTTCATTTTCGGAAAACATAGTATTTCTTTTTGGTTTTGACAACATAAAAGATTCGCTCTTATTATTTCTTTCGGAAATTGTTCGTAAAATGTCTCCCTTAGTCATTTTAGGGTCAATATGTTTTTCAATCATTTCAACAATTCTATCTTCAAGATATCTTTCATATCCTTCTTTGGTTACTTTTTCTGGCATATTTTTTTGGTCTTTTTTAGTTGTACTACGTGAAAATTCATCTCTCATTTTACACCATTTTTTTTGTTCTTTTGTTTTACCATTACCACATTTTGTAAAGAATAATTTTTGTTGTGATCTTGATTCAAATTTTTCATCAAGTTCTTTTTCTTCAGACATAGGAGCATTAGAACCAGTAACAACTTGTACTTTACCTCCAACTTTTTTAATCTGAACATCACCTGTTGCGTCATCGTTAGGTACTGCCATACCTTTACTTAAATCTGTATCATCTAATGTTGTTATGGTTTGAGCAACTTTTTGTGTTACTGCCTCTTTTGTTTCAAACTTTTCTGCAAGAATTCTAACTTGATTTCCAGTCATTTTTGAAATGGTGTTAAAATGAATACCATTTTCTAGTAAAACTGTAACATATTTTTTAGTTTTCATATACTACTTTTTTTTCAAATTCTAATACAAGATCTCTCTCATACAGTTTATCTTTAACTATCTGTTCCTCATCACCAAACTTGAAAACAAGTCGTTTGACTAATGAGAAATCAATGTCTTCTTCTTTTTCCCAACCCAAAGCCAATACACCGTCTATTGAATCCTGAACAGAAAATACATCTGAGTTTTGCACCAACTCTAATGTTATTTCCCCGTTGGTTAAGGTACCAACCTTTTTCACGTGTTCAACATCTGGAGGACTTGGGTATCCATTAGCTGGTTTTAATTCCCAACCTTCACCCCAAATCTCATCAATACTATCTGAAAATATAAATTCATAAATGTTTTCTCCCCTATAATTTGGGCCTAATCCATTTATGTAAATTAAAAAACTCATAGTACTTTACCGTTCGTTGTTATTTTTCTTTCTGTTAAACCATCAATAAAAACTAAATTACCTTTATTAGATAAACCGGCTAATTTTGATGTTGGGTTTATTTCAATAAATTTAAGAGACATTCTTTCTTGTTTAATATTTTCAGATAATCTTTTTATTCCTTTAATATTTTTTTCTCTTAATTTTTCCATTTCTTCTTTTCTTTTAATTCCCTTACTTTCGTTAATCATTACATCCTTGTTAGTAATATTAAAATATTTTGAAATAATTTTATCCACTTTTGACTCACCAAATGTTCCGTGTTCAAAATGGTTATAATTTCTTTGACTGGTTCTTGCCCCATGTTTAGGATATTCTTCACCCATTTCACCACTCATTTTAGATAGACCATCAGCCATTGTTGTTGTTGCCAAACGATTAACCGCATCCCCAAGTGTAGGTGTGTCATATTCAGTCATTTCTCCTCCTTCTGGTGGTGGTGGAGGTAATTCATCATCTCCCATATCTGAAGGTTCTTCCATTGATAAATCTTCGTCTTCATTGTCATCATCCTCTTCGTCTTTATCTTCATCATCATAATCACCCTCTAATCTTGATATAATTTCTTCAAGATCATCATCGTCTAATACATCAACATCAATAGCGGATAAAATAGAATTAATAATGTATTTAACATCATTACCATCCATTTCATCTTTATCGTTAAATTTTCTGATTTTTTGTGCTAATTTACCTGTAAGTTTCTGGATAATTTTAAAAGAAGTTCCTTCTTCTTTTTTTGATTCGTCACCCATATCATCTCCCATATCATCAGGAAGTGGTGGCATTTCATCATCCATATCTCCCATATCATCACCCATTCCTTCCGGTGGTGGAGGCATATCACCTCCCATATCATCACCCATTCCTTCCGGTGGTGGAGGCATATCACCTCCCATATCAGATGGTGGTGGGGGCATATCACCTCCCATATCATCAACAGGTACCGGTGGGGTAATAGGTGCCGGTGGGGTAATAGGTGCCGGTGCCGGAGCTAATTCTGGTGCCGGAGATGGTGTGGGAATTTCTTCCGTATTTGTTTTAGGTAATCTTAGTTTAAACTTTTTTTTTTGCTCTGTAAAAAGAGAGATACCTTCATCGTTTCCGTACAAACCGTTGTATTCTTTGGCCATTAAATTTAATCTTTTTAAGGCTTGGGAATATGATGGGTAGTATTTCCTACTTTGCATAGGTTCAACATAATCTGTTATAGATTCGTTTAAACTTAGTTTAATAATATAACCTTGTCTTTCTTTAACAATAGCATATGTGTTACCATCCGCCAAAGGTATAGTGTATTCAGTTGATTTGTTTTCATTTATGGATTGTGGTAAAACTTCGTTAAATCTGGCAATTTCCATAATTCTACGAATCTTGTCCATACCTTGCAATTTTTCACTTCCAATAGGTCTTAATCCTCCCATAGTATATTTGTTTTTAAAATATTATTTTTTATATAAATATATCAATAAATATGTTTATTTGTTGATTTGTTAAATTATTGTTTCATAGATAATTTTTTATCTATAATTTCTGTCGGTATGTCATATAGTTTTTCAATATAACCATTTCTTCTAATTAATTTGAACGCTAGATTCTCAAGTGACATTTCTCCACCTTTTTCTAACCCACAATTTCTAAACTTTTTAAGCTTTTCTTTGTATTTCTTTACAATTGACTTTATTTCATCCGGACTTTCATCTTTGATGTTATCAACAACACCATCAATAATTTTCATCCATTGTTTTGATTTTTCCTTTATTAATTCCACATCAATATCTTTCATATCACCTTTATTTGGTTCATTTACCCACATGTCGTAAAGGATTGAATAAACCCCAGAACTAAAGGTAACTCCAGTTTCGTCTTGGACAAAACACTCAACTTCGTACCCAAACAATTTTATATTATGTTTTTGATTAAATACTATTTTTTTTAAATCAAAAAACTCCATATATAAATCTTTTGCATTTTCAGGAAACTGAGAATAATTTAATACGATGTGTAAATCAACATCAGAATATTTTGACCAATTATAATTAGTTAAAGAACCTATCATTATTATGTCTGTTATTAGGATATCTATACCTAAAAAATCTATAAATAAATTTGAAACCTCTAATAATTTTTTTCTAACTTCTGGGTTTATTTCGTATTTATTACCTTTTTTATTCCAGATTTTAGAATTAAGTTCATTTTGTGTTTCAAAACTTTTTAAAATTTCCGTATTATTCATAATAATAAATACTTGAAATTTAAATTAACTTAACTTTTTATATTTAAATACCTTTGAAATGTTTGTATTAAAAAACGACCCTTGTGATTTAGCGGTTCTAAATTGGGTATATGTTTGGTGAGGAACTTCTTCATATTCGTATCTCATACCATTTTTAAATTCCGTAATCATTTTTTTAGTTTGAGTGTCGTATTCTGTCTTAATGATATTAGATGACTCAACCTCATTTAAAATTTTTGTTCCTTTTATTTCTTCTTTAGTAATTGCCATAATGTTTTTTTATATAAATATATTTTTAATAAAAAAAAAATACACCCTTTTGGGTAAAAACCTGACAAAATGTCAGTATTATAAAAAACAAACTAACAAGTTGTTAAAATTATTGACTACATACGACCTTATAGTTACACTTATGTAAAACAAATTATTATGATAGAATTTATTGATGAGGGAGATAAAAATAAAAAAAAACCTGAAGGGGGTGGAACACCAGTTTTAGATAATTTTAGTAAAGATTTAATTAAACTTGCAAGTCAAGGAAAATTAGACACAGTGATTGGTCGTGAAAAAGAGATTTTAAGAATTGCCCAAGTATTGTCAAGAAGGAAAAAAAATAACCCCATCATTATTGGAGAACCTGGAGCGGGTAAAACGGCAATAGTTGAGGGTCTTGCAATGATGATACATAATGGGGATTGTCCTAAAAATTTATCCGAAAAAAGAATTGTTTCGTTAGACATTAATTCAGTTGTTGCTGGTACAAAATATAGAGGTCAATTTGAAGAGAGAATGAAGGTGATTATTGAAGAGATACAAAGTAACCCAGATATAATTATTTTTATAGATGAGGTACACACAATGGTTGGTGCGGGTAATAGTTCAGGGTCATTAGATGCATCAAATATATTCAAACCAGCATTATCTCGTGGTGAAATACAATGTATTGGGGCCACAACATTAGACGAATACCGTAAACATTTTGAAAAGGACGGAGCTCTTGAAAGAAGGTTTCAAAAAATAATTGTAGACCCTTCAACAAAAGAAGAAACATTAGAAATTTTAAAACAAAGTAAGGGTAAATACGAAGAACACCATAATGTGAATTATAGTGATGAGTCATTACGTTTATGTGTAGAATTGGCAGATAGATATATAACAGACCGAGAATTTCCAGATAAGGCGTTTGATATCTTAGATGAGGTCGGTTCAAGAATGCAAATAGATATTAAACTCCCAGAACATATTGAAAAATTAAAACAGATATCTCAAGATATAAAAAGGGAAAAGGCTGAGGTTATTAAAAAACAAAACTATGAGTTAGCGGCAGAACTTAGAGATAGGGAAAAAAATATATTAACACAATTAGAGGCTGGAAAAAGAAAATTTGAGGAAGAACTTAAAAATAGTAAAAGACATATTCCAGAAGATTTAATTTATGAAGTTGTGTCTAATATGACTAAAATTCCTGTAAGTAAAATTAATATTGATGAAAAAAATTCATTAGTTAGTCTTGAAAAGACTTTAAATTCTACGGTTATTGGTCAAGAGGATGCGGTTGGAAAAATATCAAAATCAATTAGAAGAAATAGAGTTGGTATTAAAGATCCTAATAGACCTATTGGGTCATTTATTTTCTTGGGGTCAACCGGTGTTGGTAAAACGTTTTTGGCTAAAAGATTGGCTAAAGAAATTTTTGGTAATGAAGATAGTTTAATTAGAGTTGATATGTCTGAATACCAAGAAAAACACACCATCTCTAGATTAATTGGGTCACCTCCAGGATACGTTGGTCACGAAGAAGGTGGACAACTTACAGAACAAGTTAAAAACAAACCATATTCGGTTATTTTATTTGATGAAATTGAAAAAGCAAATAAAGACATATTTTCAACATTACTCCAGATGTTAGATGATGGACATATGACTGATGGTCTTGGTAGAAAAATCAATTTTAAAAATTGTTTAATAATTATGACATCAAACATTGGGGTTAGAAAAGTTCAAGAGTTTGGTGGAGGAATGGGATTTAAAACAAACAATACAAGTGAGGAAGTTCTTGAGGAACATAAAAGAGACATTATTAAAAAGGAATTAAGTAAGTTTTTTGCTCCTGAATTTTTAAATAGAATTGATGATGTAATTATCTTTAATTCACTTAAAAAAGAACATGTGGATAAAATAGTTAAACTTGAGATCGATATCCTTATTAAAAGATTAAAATCAATGAGATATAATTTTACATATGAAGAATCTGTTGTTACGATCATATCTAAGGTGGGGTTTGATGAAACATACGGAGCAAGACCAATTAAAAGGGCAATCCAAAATAAGATTGAAGATTTAATTTCAGAAAAAATACTTCTTAGTGAAGTTGTTGAGGGTACCGAATATATGTTACTTGTAAAAGAGGGTGAGGAGATTGTAATTGAAGACCACACAATTCAGGAACCAAAGAAACGAGGTAGAAAGAAAAAGGAGGATTAAAAACCCTCCATTTTTATTATTTTACATCATAAACACCATAAGGAATATCCCCTAAAGAGTTTTCCCTTTTAAATTCCCTTACTTTTTGTTTAAATTTATCTAAATATTGTTCAGGTATCTTAACACAAACTCTTTTAATTTTCCGTTTTGGGTTTGGTCCTGGTTTTGGTTTAATTACTTTTTTATTAACAATTTTTGGTCCTGGTTCTGGTATATATGTATTAGTATTGTCACCTTTTTCAGCTTTAATTGGTACGTTCATTGTTCCTACACCAGATATTGATGCGGAAACATATTGTTCTTTTGTTGAAGCCGCGCTATCTTTTACTGTTGATTTACCAATAACTGTTGCTCCTGGCGTTACATTCAATCTTAGTGATTGCGAATTATCTTTTATAAGTTTTATTAAATTATCCCTTCTTCTTGTAGCCAAAGATTTATTATTATAACCAGAAGAACTATTAACGGCTGAAGCCCCACCATTCACAATAACATTAACACTACCTTTTGTTACTTTTAATAAGTCAGATATTGTAAGTAATATTTCTTTAATTTTTGGGTCATTTTTATTAATTATATCAATACCGTTTGAAAATGTAGAACTACCGTATGATGTTATAGTATATGGGATATTAAATCCATTTGGATATTTTTTTTTCTGTCTGTCTTCAGAACTTATATCCTGACCACCTAAAGCTTCAGAAATTAAATAATGATTTTTTGTTGCGTCTTTATGTTGATTAAGTATGTTTTTCTTTTCTTCTTCTGTAATTATAAATTTTTTCATATTTGATTTTTATTATAAATATAATAAACTATGAAAAAATTAATGTTTGGTGTAACCTAAATTTTCAATCATTAACTTACCAACCTTAATTCCGTTATAGGTATCCTCAACAACAACATACTCATTTCTTGTATGATAGTTGTAATATCCAATGGAGATATTAAAACAAGACAGACCAAAGTTTTTATTTAGTGGGTATATGTCAGTATATGGGTGCCTATGATATTTTGTATCTCCAGGAAAATGTTCCGTTATCAAACTACCCCCAACGTTAAAGAATTCACTATCTCTATTAAACATTGGTCTGTTCATTAGAAATTCTGAAATCATATTGTTTTCTGGAGCGTCGAATTGAATTACGTACCCGACATTAGTGAAGAATTCAGGATCCGCATTAAACGAACCTTTACATCCTGTTTCCTCAGCAACAAAAAATGCCGCTTTAAGGTTCGGTAATTCATTTAAAAGTTCCAAACAACCATACACACCACACTTATCATCACCGCCAATACCGGTTGGTTCGCCATCATTATTGTAAGCCTTTAAAGAAAGTTTAATTTCTTTCTGGGCATTAGGTAATTGTTCTTCAACAACATTGATTGAATCAATTGTATGTACGGTATCCGTATGTGCAACCACACAAGGAAAATAATCAATATTCTCATCAGTTTGTTTTGTGGCGTAGATATTGTAAAATTGGTCAACGTAGAAGGGGATTTTATTTTCCTCCAACCAAGTTGTTATAAAATCAATCATCAAATCTTCTTGATAAGTTTTTGTGGGAACAGATAAAACCTGTTTTAATAACTCAAAATTTCTTTCCATACCACAAATATATAAAACTTATTTGAATTAAAAAAATCTTTCTATTATTATTCTACTTTCTTTAAACAATTCTGGATGGTAAAGGAATAAGTTTAACCCTTCAAAATCAACGGATCTGTCTTTTGTTATTGATCTAAGGGAACCATCATAATCCGGGTGACTAGTATCATATTGAACAACTAAACGAACTTTATTTGTCATTGGATCAATACCTTTAATTACATATTTTATTGTTTTATCTTTTGGTAAAGTTAATACATTTTTAAATCCACCAAGTTCAATAATCTTATTTAATAAATTTTTATACTCTTCAATATCAACATACTTATCAGAATCTTCAATTTCATCACTTATTTTATCTAATATGTTAGACACATCCCTTTGAAATCCCTCACTATCAAAGTCGTTACAATACGTGTTATATTCCAACTCATACCAACCACCGATATTAGTTTTTGTGTATCTACTAATTAATAAGGTTAAAAGTTCCTTTAGGTCGTATGTGGGACACTTTAATTGTTTATACCAATGATATATAATCCCAACATTTGTTTCATATCTACGTCCATTATATATTTCTTTTATTCCAAATCTAACATATGGATTTTTTGTTTCACTATTAATTTCTTCTTTTACTGCCCTTTCTATACAGTCACGATCTCTATAACCATATTCATAAATTATTTCATCACTTTCACTTGGGAATGACTGAGTTAAAAATTGCGCTATTTTATCCTTATCTCCACCAATTAATGAAGGATTTAAAAACCTTAAAATATTATTAAGTTTTAGGGTGTTAGATTCATCAAAATTATCCAATAAATAACCTTCTCTAAAATCCTCTTCGTATCTATAATAATCTATGTCAGAACCATAACTATCATAATTAAATCTTCTATATGTGTATATATCATCATCATCATCAACACCCAGAGTGTATAAAAAATCCTCCTCATCTGGAAATTCAATAATAATAGTACTTGCTTTTTTATTATCCTTGTCTTGACTAATATAATCCACCAGTTTGTCATCAGTATATATGGTTCTATTCCAGGACACATCTTCTCCTTTAACTAATTCGTCTAGCAATTCATATAACTCACTATTTTTCTCCATATAAAATAAATATCAAAAAATTTTGATTATTGTAATTTTACATTTATATTTGTATTTATAATATAACAAGTTATTTGACATATGGGGGTGTTTTTGGATTTGACAGGTATTGGCTGAAGACAAAGGGCACGTGGAGACTGAATTAATCTCCTTAAAAACTGATTCACAAAAACAATCGGCGACGTTTTATCGAAAATGGAAACTCTTGGTTTACTAAGAGGTTCTGAAGTTACTGTAGCCTAATAGGTTTACGGAAACGGGGGGTCGGTCAGACAGATAACCTAGCAACAGAAGTCGTTGATGAGTTTGTTTTCACTCTAAAAGAAGACAAAACGGGCGTGGTTCCCCGTAAGAACTACCACCGTCGCTGAGTGGTGTGAGAACTCAGATATTTCGGAAGGTATAACAAACCTTGACCTAAACGTGTAGTCCTTCTCTGACAGGATATTATGGACCGGAGTTCGAGCCTCCGCACCTCCACCAAATGTAAACCTCATCTTCGGATGGGGTTTTTTTATGCGCCATAATTATATTTTAGTGTTGTGCGAATATTATATTTTAAAGCACAAAAAAACCCACCAAAAGGTAGGTTCCGTTTTAAAATAATATAAAATTATTTTTTTGTTGTGTCAGAAACAACTTCACTTGTTGTTAAAGTAGAATCTGATACGTTTGTTACTTCCTCAGTCGAAACTTCAGTTGTTGCTCCATTTCCGTTTTCACCACAAGCCGTCATAAGAGTGATTGTCGTAAAAATAGCGATAGAAAAGAAAATTAATTTTTGCATGCTTTCAATTTAATTTAAAGTTTATGTTAAAAATAAAAACCTGAGATTACAGTTTTTTTTAAGTGTCTTTCGAGTCATTATTGGTTCTACTCTTATCCACAGGATTTTGTCCCGTAACACTCATTACCGATTGGTTAGACCAATCACCCCTTGACGATACAACTACTCTCTTACTACTCCTGTCTCCCCAAGATTGCGTCCTGGTTCGGTCTTCGACGACCTAGAGATTTTTCATAAAAATACGGTCAAACTTGCGGTTATCACGTTCCACTGACAGCCAGTGAATAGGTGGGTAACTTCCGTTATATCGTAACGAACACTTTTGCTTTTTAGTTATAAGTTTTACCTTTTCTATAAAAGTTTTTGTGTTGTGGATTGATCAAAGTTGTGGTCCGTCTTAAGCTTCATTATCTTTTGAATAACAAAATACCAAACAACTCCGTGAAATGTCCCCATTTCAATATTTCAAGACTACTTCGAAACTAACCCCTTGGTAGAAGTTGGTTAAGGTCAATAACGGCACCACCCGTACATTAACATACCTTTCGGTTTTAAGTATCCTATGATACTGGAACCCGCAATAACAACATTGGAAATATTGATTCATGCAACGTCCCTACGAGTTATTCCTATTAGAGTTCCCTCCTCAACAAGATGACCCACATCACCTCGTCATAAAATCACTTTCCCTACACCGTTGGCCTCGGTACTAAAGATTTTATGGTATCTCGCCTGTGTACTCGACCTCAATATTCCGAAGACTATTAAGACGCAAACCCGTTACACTTGGGGGTCACTTTATCCTACTTTCGTAGTTTATTTTATGGACTATACACGGCCCAATATCTTTATCAGTTTCACTCTTAAACCCGAAGGTTCTTAAGATAATCCTGAACGGATAATATCTAAAATTTCAAAGAACTTTATCGGACGTTTCCGATTTGTTTTACAAAGATAAGAATACTTTTTGAATTTTCCAAATTTTTTCTAAACTTTTTTTTATTTCTTATTTGGACGTTTCCAAATTTGTTTTACAAAGTTACAACATTTATTTTCTTTTGTCAAGTACTTTGTGAACTTTTTTTAGTATTTTTCCATAAACACTTTTTTGGTTCCGTATTTACGAGCCTGAGCGTGAGCGAACTCCTCATTTGGTGTGTAATACGTTTTTCCGTCGGATCCTAAATAATAGAATAATCTATTCTCCTCCATTTTTGTTTCTTCATTCATACTTATGTATTTTTTAAAGGGTTAATATTAAAAGAACTTGTTTTTTGTAATTATGATTCAAATTTAATACAAATATTTTGATTTAACAATATTTTCAAAGAAGTTTTTTCATAATATTTTTCATTCGAATAATATCTTCATTAATATCTTCTTTTTTTTCTCCATAAATTTCGTCAAATTTTTTAAAAAATTGTTTTAATTTATCTAAATTAATTTCACTTTTTTTGTTGTTTTCATCGTTAACAGAAACAACAAATTTTTCAGCAATTTTTTTAACTTCCTCTTTATTAAAATCTTCGTTATTTAATTTTTTATCAAAATAATTTAAACATTCTTCTAAAGATTTAAAATCTTCGGTTTTAACAGAAGTCATCAAACCTTCAACATCAGAATCAATTTCAACAGATTCTTTTATTGATCCTCCAGTATAATATATGTGCCAAGGTTCTGATTCTCTTAAAACTCCTTTTGATGGGTACGACACTTTAAACCCATAATCTGGGGCGTTATCTTTTAACCAATTTTTAAGTTCTGGTCTTGAATTCCACCATCCAGGTTCAGTACTAAAAAGGTCAAAAGTTTTACCAGTACTATGTTGTGAAAACCCAGGTAAAGCACTCCATTTTTGTCTATCCGAAATTTTCTTTTCAGAATTAGGTTTTTTACAGAAAGTACGTATTTGTGTAGTGTAAGACCTCCAATCAGATACAACGGTATATTTTTTAACTTCCGGGTATTTTAATGCAAATGCCGATAATAATTTTAGTAATGATTTTTTTGCGTTAGGATCAATACCTCCATTATCTGGATAATAATCAACCCCTTCTTGAGATTTTTCCAATTTAATGTGGTTACTTGTTATTTTTTCATTAAAACAATCCTCAACCCCTTTTAAAGCTATTTTTATTTCTGATGGTAAATCGTTAATAATGTCTTTATATTCATCAGAATCTTCAACATCATCATCAGAATCTTCAACGTCACCTAATTTCCATAGAACAATAGATACAAATACTATTTGTGTGTAGATATTAGTAATACCATCTGCCTTTAACTTAGTTAATACGGACTCTATTGTTTTTTTCTCTTCTTTAGAAAAACTATCATATATTAATTTGTTAATGACCGTACCATCAACCTTTGTTGGTTCAGTTACTTCCTCTTTGGAGTTATTAGTTGGTGGTGCTGAGGATACTCCAGTTTTATTTGAAATGTGTAAATGGTTGTAATGATTCCCTCCAGTGTTTGTATGCCATAAAACCGCCTTGTCATTACCCCTCTCGGTATTCCACGTATATCCCATTGACACTAAAGCGTTTTTTAATTTAAACCCCAAATTTCTAAATTTTTCCAACCCATTTGTTGAGTTACTAGCACCTCCGGAACCAATACCGTCTAATATTGCAACATCAACACCGGTACCGTTCATATGTCTACTTATACTCTTAGACCCTTTTACTGTTCTATTATGTCCTGTTTTAGCGGTAGTTATTGTTGCAACAACTCCTACAGATTTTGCCGCAGAATTTATATCATCTAATAACGGTTTATTTACAGAATCGTTTTGAGTTCCATCCTTATCATATTTTAGGTTACTATAACCAGTACTACTAAGTTTAACTAAATTATAATCTTCATTAATAATATTTTTGTTATTCAATATGTAATAATACTTTGAAACGATTTCTTTTATTATATCATTTTCTTTTATACCATTTTTATAAAAATTATTTCTCATGTTAATAAATATATCATACAAATGAAAACCATTCAGGTTTCTCTCTATTCTTCCAAGAAACAATTTTTGACTTAGCTTCTTTATAATAATTTCGGTAAGATTCAATAACGTTATTACCAATTTTAAACTCTTCTCCCATCGCCAATGGAGGTGAGGTAAAATCAACATCGTGGATATTTGGTTTGTTTATTAAACACCACTCTATTACGTCCTGAGACTTATGTCTTCTACCATATCGGTATGTATATTCCTTACATAACTCTAATCCTAAATCACATAAATAAAGATAATTTGAAAGGGATTCTCTAACCCATATTGAACACGGGTGATTTTTGTGGGATAATTTATATGGAGCCTCATTTCCTATTACCCAGTGAGTCCCACATAATAATTGTGCGGTTTCCAATATCATTTTAACTACGTGTTTATCACAATGATATTGAGCACATTTTTTTGTATCAAAATCTAAAAAGAAAATATTCATACCGTAAAGATATGAACTTTATTTGATTCTACAAAATTATTGTTGTAAGTGTGTCATTAAAACCCCACCTAAAGAAGTTGCATGAACCAATAAATGATTTATTGATTCAATGTCAAGTTTTGTTTTTCTTTTTGTATAATCAAGTCCTAATGTCCCGATAAACCTATCATCAATTGTTTTAATTGCAAATAAATAACTTGATTTACATCCCGTGTCTTCAGCAATGTATTTTAATCCGTATGTTGCTATCGTTTCGTCTTTGAAATCGGACACCTCAATTACATCGTTACTTAATAATTGATTTATTGATTTTGAAAATAAATTTACGGGAATATTATGAAAATTAGTTTGTACTGAGGTTACTCCTGGATGTACCGTTTCATACATTATTGAGAATTTTGCCATTGATTTACCTGTTGGGTAGAAGTTACCTCCATTATGGAATTGAGTTATCCAAACTCTATCGGCATTAAACTCATCTTTAATATGTTCTATTTTGTTTGTTACCAACTCTGCAACCCTCAAGGTATCTTTAACCATATCCGGTTTTTCTTTCTTCTCTAATTTGCTTTTAATGTAAAGAAGTAATATAGGACCAACAACACCAGTTATAAAAGCCACCACAATACCTATGTAATTTTCCATACTAATTAATAAATATATTGTTAATTTAAAAACCCCCACTTTTGATGGGGGTTAAGTTTAATTTTTTCAAAAAAATTATTTTTTGTTAACAATTGACCAAATGGCACCAGTTAATGTCATTGCACCACCGATAATTTCCGTAACTGTTGACTCATCAACAAGTCCTTTCATTACGACAATACCACCCACGAATGTTAATGCGTGTCTGATAATTCCCATAATTTGTTCTTTAGATAATTTCATAAAATTTGTTTTTTTATGGTTTATTTTATACTATAAATATATTTATATTATAAAATGTTCTTATGGAGGAAAATATTAATGAAGAACTTAACTATATTAAGTATCTTTTGGGTTATAAAAAAGGGATTGTTTTATCTGAACAACAAACTCCTGTAACAACAAATACCACAACAGTAGTAAAAACTGGTGTTGATTTAAAAAAAACGGTTAAGATTGATTTTCCGGCGGGATATCACGGTACTGGAGGTAAAAATTTACAAATTACCGCAAAAGAAGGTAGTAATGCCGGTATGACAGTAGATGTTGGTTCACAATTAACAGAAGCAATTAAAAATTTTAAAACTTTAGATCCCAACACAACAATATATGCGACCATTTCAGCTGGTGAATCACAAATACCTAACTCAGATTATGAAACCGGAAAAGATATGAAAACCGGAGGTCTATCTAAATTAAGAATGTTAACAATTAAAAATTATTTAACATCACAATTTCCAGAACAAATTAAATCAGGTAAATTAATTGTAGTTGAAAAGGAACCGTCTATTGGAAAAACGCCGTGGGTTAGTCAGGTTTTTAAACTTGGTGATTTAACAACCACAGAAGGTAAAAAGTTATATCAAGAATTAGCTTCAAATAAATCTTGGGTTAGTGGTTTGAAAAAAGGTGAAGATGGTACATATACATATACTTGTGGGAAAACTTCTTATTATGGTTGTAATATGTCATACACTTATTGTAAGGAATCTGATTGTAAAGACATGAAAGACAAATACACCGCAGAACAATTTATAAAATTAAAATTAAGTACCACACCAGCACAAACAATGGGAGGTGGGGGTAGTCCAGAACAAGAAGAGGATTTTGATTGTGCTGCTGGAGCAAAAATTGGTGTTCATTTCTATAGAGATGGGGAGCATCAGTGTAATTTTGCAACATATGAAGTTTATGTTAACGGTAAAAGATTGACAAGAGATGATAAAACAGATAGATTTACCGGAAAATATGCATTATTAAATAACGGTGGTAATGGTCCTGATCCAAAATCCAATGATGTAGGTGGTACCAGAATGAATTATTTTACAGTTTCTCCAGAAATTGCGAAAGAAATAATTTTAGGTGGAGCTACAAATTTTAAATTTACAATTAAATGTGTTAGACCTGATATAGACAATTCAAACACGGCCGGTTATATATTAGGAACAGATAGTCAACACGGAACCGGATGTCATGCGGGTGTAGGAACTATAGAAATTTTTAATTCTGACGGAGATAAAATTGAAAACATTCAAAGTTACACAACTCCAACCAATAAAGATACGTCAACTGAAGTACCTGAAGTTGCGTTCTGTAAAAGTTCAGTATAATTTATTTTCTACTATTACTCAAATATAAGTACATAAAAACTCCAAATATAATGACTGGAGTTAATATTGCTGCGTAAATTTCTGAATTTCCCATTTTTATAATAAATACGTATTTTTTTATGTTAAAAAATAACAATATGTTTGTATAACACATATAAACTACTATATGTAGTTTTTAAATTAACATTTGCGGTCCCGACGGGATTCGAACCCGTATCTCGCACCGTGACAGGGTGGAATTGTAACCATTCAACCACGGGACCAAGTTTATCAGTCTTTCCTGATCGTCACCCCTAACCCACAGGTATTACCCGTATTGTAGTAAAGCTTGGTTGGCTATAGTAGTCAGGACAGGATTCTAACCTGCATGAACACTTTGAATTTTACCTACGCACAGTGAGGTAGTGTTCTTCATCATTCGCATTGCCTTTTCAAAATGCACTTATTCAAGGTTGCCGTGCGTGTCACTATGTGTCTATCATTCCACCACCTGACTATTAACACACTCTTCGGCATTCTACTCCCCGCAACACGGAATTTGTATCTTAGTTAGCCCATCGTCAGCGGTATGGGTACCGAAGTTTATGTGTCGTAGTCCCACCGGGAATCGAACCCGACTTTCCAGGATGAAAACCTGACGACCTAACCGATAGTCGATGGGACCAAAAATAAGGGTAGACACGGGTCTAGCTAGCCATCTTTCAGGAAAGGCCCTTACTACTATTCTACCCTTTTAGTTGCGGGAGCAGGATTCGAACCTGCGATCTCGGCTTATGAGACCGAGCGGATAACCATCTTCCACATCCCGCGATATGTAGTTAATAGTGGATTCGAACCAATGACCTATTCCGTATCAGGGAATCGCTCTAACCAACTGAGCTAATTAACTATATTCTCGTCTTTCCGAGGTGTCAATACGGATATTTTGTGTACAATTCAGGACTCTCGTATTGCTTCCTTAGTTGTAGTCAGGACAGGACTCGAACCTGTACGATAACTGTTGTTACCATCCCATGTTATTGGGACTCGTCTACCACGAGCGTGGACACCACACTCCTTCCGCCACCTGACTATTCTATTTGGGTGAATGGTGGGTTACGATCCCACTACCTTCGATACCACAAACCGACACTCTTACGATTGATCTACACACACCATTTATTTGTAGTTAAGTAGCTGACACACACTCTCGTTTCACCATCTTATGTCAACAGGTTAATGCACTTTACGAGTTTCCCGTTTCTTACCACCACAATATTTTAATTTAAATGAACTTCTTTTTTCTTCACGGGAGTAGGACACCAACCTCTCACTTCCTACCCCCGTTGTTTCTTCTACAAATATATGGCGTTTGTTTTAAACTGCCAAACAATTTGTAAAATATTTTTTATTTTTTTTAAGGTTGTTTTTTTGCCCTTAAAGAGCACACAAGGTGGGACTCGAACTTACAAAATCGGGCATCTAAACCCTCCGTGACTACCAATTCTACCACTCGTGTAGTTTACTAATAAATCAAAGACAACTTATCTCATCGAGGTCATCTTTGTATGGTTGTTGTGATATTCTTTACGATATTGGTTAATTGGGGGTCCTAACTGTCTCATCAGCTAATGGTAATTCTTCTAAATATTCCCATCTTGCTCCGTCCCTTTCTTTAATTAGTGCAATTCTTTTACCATCTATTCGTACCACCTGATAACCTAAAAACCATTCTTCATTTTTATTATACCTACCAAATTCCCAAGTTAATTTTAGTTTATCCAAAATTACATGTATATTTTCTTTTTCTAAAACTGGACTTTCAGAAAAAAAACTTTCATCACCAATTCTATTATAAACTAAAAACCTGTCTTTTTCCGGTGGCTTTACTTCTTCTTTAATAAGGTCAACCAAATTAACATTAGCAATTAAACCTAAATCAACACTAAACTTCCTTTTAATCTCAACTGATGGAATTGATTTGTTTTCTATAGTCAACATTA